AAAACAGAAGGTCTAAAATCTGTATAATATTCTGATGCTCTATATCCATCTCCATAAAGATTTATTTGTTTATATACATGTGCTCCTTTTTCATTAGTTAAAGGAATTTTATTTCCTTTTTCATCTGGATAAGGAAGAAACACTTTTTTATATCCATAAACATCATATAGAGAATTATCTCCCTTAGATTTTCTTTGTGCAAATTCTGATTTTGTCACACTCTGTCCTGTTTGCATATTAATATAATCTCCTGCAAATTCATTGTATATAACTTTAGAGATTTTTAAATACTCATCTTCTATATTATAAGAGTTATATTTTGGATCTAATAATAGTATTCTTCTATCTTTAGATTGTATTCCTATAGATTTTAAATTAGCAAAGTTAGGAGAGTTATATGCATATATTTCATTTCCTAAACTATCTATTGCTATAGGAACAGGAATATCTTCTGATGATCTTGTAGAGCTATCAAAGAATCTAGGAGTGAATGTTGGCATTATGTCCTCATCTTTAAAGTTGTTTCTTTGAAACATTCCTTCTAAAAATGGATCTAGAGTTTTATCTGTTACTAATTGTTCTATTATAGGAGAAACAATATTACTATAATCTTCTATTGGAATAATGTTTTTAATAGAAATAGCAGATTGATAATTTCCTTGTAATAATGTAAGAGCTACAATATCTTTATATAGTCCTCTCATTTCAGGATTATAATCTCTAAGTTCTCTCATCATTCCTGTATAGAAATTTTCATCATAAGCTGTCTTTTTATTTACATCCAGTCTAATGCTTTTAGCCCCTCCTTCTATATTAGAAGTTACAGGTTGTAAATGTTTTAATATTTCTATAGAAGGGAATCTTTGTTTAGCTCTTTCTAGTTTAGAAACTACAGAGTCAGCACTACTAACTAATAATTCTTTTACTCTATCATTAACTCCTGATTTTGTTTGTATAATATAATCTAAGAAAGAAGAACGTAGTTTATTAGCAATAGTTTCAAAACTATCGTTAGATAAAAATTGTTTATTTCCATATTGTCCTAATACAGAGTTTAGATAATATCTAAAAGGAGTGCTATCTAATTTCATAATAGAACCTATAGCTGAAGCTGATTTAGATAGTAGATTTTCTTTTTCTCCTATAAATGTAGTATCCATAACTTTCTTTACAGAAGAGAAAATATTGTTATTAATAGCATTTTGTGTTCTCCATTGTTTTCTTGTAAATAAATCTACACTACTAAACTGTGTTGTATCATAGTTTGTAGCTTGAGTAAAGTTAAATAAATTCTCTGCCATTTTAGCATACTTTAAAAACTCATCAAGTATAAGTTGTTGTTCTGCATTTTCAGATTCTGATAATTTATTTTCACTATATTTAGAAATATTATCCTCTAAAGAGTTTACATTAATAACACCTTTAGATAAAAACTCTGTTGTTGTTGGAAATGTATTTTTAATAAACTCTATGCTTTTTTTATTAAATAAGTTTTTAGAGTTTTGAGAATCTAACATTTTTAAATACTCTTCTATAATAGGTTGATTAAGAAACATAATTCCTGTTTCTCCTGCTCCTATAGATTCTAAAAACATAAAAGTAGATACTACTAAGTCTGATTTTATAACTTTTAATATAAAAGGATCTTTAGCTACATCCACAAATGCTGTAGCATAACCAGAAAGTCTTTGAGAGATTAACTGTTTACCATCTGCTGTTTTACTTCCAGAGATAGAAACTCTACCTTCAGAATCTTTATTATGTGTTAAGATAATAGAGCCATTTCCTAATATTTCTTTATCTCTAGCAGAAAGGTTTTCAAATTTAGAAGTGTCTAAATATATATTGGATTTTTGTCTAAGAGAAAGATTTGTAATATTAACTGCTGCAATACCAATCCATCTTTTACCTGTAACAAAAGCATGTCTTAGAGTTGTCATATAGTTTTTATCTAAGATTCTGTTTTTAATTTTAGACTCATCTGTTCCTCTTAGTACATCTAATCTATCAGATATGTCTTTTAAACCAGCATCATCTACAGGAGAAATTAATTTTTCAAAGTTTTCTGGTAATTGTAATAGTTCTTGTAAAGAATCAAAATATTCATTTTCTAATGCTTTAGAATACATTTTATTAACAAAATCTTTTTTAAGTTCTGCTTGTATGTTTTCATCAGAAAGAGTTTCTAGCTTTCTTTCTATAGCATCTCTAAACTCATAAGGAGTTTCATAATCATTTTGAATAGATTTAATATACTCTCCATATTTATTTAATAAATTTTTATTATCTTCTAGTCCATAAATAAGAGTGTCTACAGCTTCTAATAACTCTGCTTTTTTAAACTGTTTTACAGCTAGAGTTTCATCAAATACTTTTGAGTAAAATTCTTTTGTTGTTTCTTCAGAGTCATAGTATTTAACTAGTTTTGGTAATCCTGTTTTATCTATATATATTGATTTTAAATATAAATTTAATTTATCAATATCAAAGTCACTTCCTGCTTTAGTTGTTATTTCAGCAGGAACAATAACTGTTTTACCCATAAATGCTGGTAAAAATCCTTTTACTTTAAAAACTTCTGCAGAAGATAAAGCTTGTGTAGGAATTCTAAATCCTATTCCATTTAATATTTTTCCTCCATCTGTAGAGTTTAAATATGCTAATAATTCTTCTTCTGTTTTAAATTTAGAAGAAGAAAGTAGTTTTTCTTTTACCCAAAAAGGAAGTAGTATTTCACAATAAGGATTTTCTTTTGTATAGAATTTTAATGTATCATCTGTTATTACTACAGATTTTTTTTCTTCTTCTGATAAAGTTTTATATTTATCTTGAGATATTTTTTGCCATCCTGTTGCTGTTTTTTGCATTAAAGCTCTATTCTTTTCAAACATTGTAACTGGAGCTTGTATATATCCTCCGCCTGTAACTGTAGGAGAGATTAAGGCTTTATTAACAAAAGAGAATAAAATGCTTCTTATTTGTGTATAAGAAGGAGAAGCTTCAAAAGGAAGAATAAAGTTTCCTTCTTCATCTGTTTTAATAGTGTCTTTAGCATTATCAGAAAGCTCTCTTCTCATTAGCTCATACATAAGATTTTCAGATAATAGTGTACCATCTTCTAATTGAAAATTTGTACCCATATCTACAACTCCTAGTTTAGTTAATAAAAAGTTATACTTATCTTGTTGTAATTGATTTAAGATTCTATTATTTCTATCATAAGCTCTTTTAACTACTTGTTTTCTTTCTGGTGTTTCTCCTATTGGTTCTCCATTTTCATATAAGTCCATACTTGCCAACTTAGTTAACTGAGAGCCCATAGTTCCTTCAGAACTAGTAGAATCTGTATCTACCTGTATTCCTAAAGATTTCCAACTAACTTTAATAGGGTTGATGAAAGGAGATTCATTAAAACTACCATCTTGGTTATATAATGAATTTGTTTCTTCTATACCAACTTTTCTACCTGACTCCATAACAGCATATCCAATATTTTCATTGAACATTTTATTATATAGTTTTTCAAGATTGGTTCCTTGCACCATTTTATAATATATAGGAAACAAAGAGTCTTTATCTAGTATTAAATCTATATTATTAGAACCATATTTAGAACCTGTTGCTATAGGTTTAAGTATGGCTAATGTATAAGAAGGTTCAGGAGTTTCTAAGAGTTTTTCATCTTGTTCTTTTAACTTTGAATTTGTGTATTCATACCCTGGCATATTTTGTCTTGTATATGCCATTTGCCATTGATGCCAAGTTTCTGCTTCATCACTCCATCTATATCCATCTTTAAGTTTAAGTTCTTTATACTTACTATCTATAATCCAGGCAGCAGCATCTGCCACTTCTGTTTTAGCATAAGCATCTCTAATTTTTTTAGGAACAGATTCATTAAAAGCAATAGACCCTACAACCACATCTGCTTTTAAAGTTATAGTTGGTATATAAGAATCATAAGTATTGTATCCTGGGTCTTTAGGAGATAGTTTTATTTCTCCTGCTTTGTTATATTGTGTATTTAAGAAATTATTAAACTCTGGAGAATCAATCATTGTTCTTCTTGGAGAAAAGAAAGAAGGAATTCTTTTTGTTTGATCTAATTGATTTCCTTTTATTTTAAATTGATAAGGGTCTCCAAAGTATATTTTATGATATTCTATATTATTAATAACATGATTTATGTTAGTAAAGTTTAATATATTATCCAGCTCTTGTTCTGTTAAATTATTTTTATCTAGGTTTTGAGTTTTCTCAAAATTACCATCTAAAGTTTTAAAAGAAAATTTTCCATCTAATTCTGTTATTTTATTGTTTTCTTTTAATATACTTTTAGTTACTTGAGATATAGGAGTTAAATAATTTTTAACATCTTCATTAATCTCTGTTTGATTAGAGGTTATATATTCTTTAATAGCTTCTAATGTAGAGCCATCCTCTATCATTTCATCTATTTTATTTAAATGTTTATCTCTAAGAATATCTTTAAAGAATCTAAGTTCTTTAGCTTTATTCCCTACATTAGCTAAATGAGCTCTATTATCAGCATCTAAAGCTAAGAGTATATCATCTTCTAAATATCCATTAAATATATCATATATTTTATTCCAGCCTTTTGTTGTTTCTAAATCTTTATAAGAAATAAAGTTTCCAAGATTGGACATCCATTCTGTAGATTTATCAGCATTAATAACTACATAATAATTACCATTAAGGTTTTGATTTATTTCTGTAGTAAATCTATCAGCTAAAGAGAGTTTAGCTGTAACAGTTCCTTTATTATTATCTTTATTACTAGTTCCTTGTATGTAAGAAGTTTTTAAAGATTTTATTCTATTACCTACTTTACTAAAAAAGTTTCCTCCTTGTTTTAATACTAAAGAGTTTGTAGAAAACACATCATTTAATTCTGGTCTTGTTTGTTTTAATTCTTCTAAATCTTCAGACTCATTAAATTCATTTTCAAAAACAGATATATAGTTGTTTTCTGTATAAGCTCCTACTCTTTGTCCTTCTACTCCAAAGTATGTAGAGTCTTGATTAGGATTAGTTTTTTTATTATATAATTCTGCTAGTTTTTTTAAAGAAGAGTTTATATCTAACACTTTACCTTTAACAGACATTATATCATTATTCTTTCCTAAATATGTTTTAATAGTGGAAACAGCTTTATTAAATTGTTCTCTTTCTGATTCTCTATTATTTCTTCCTTCAATTTTTAAAGATTTATATACATCCAATGGAAAATCAATACCAATTTCTTTTAAGAAGTTAATCATGTCTATAGGTTGTTTTATAGGCATATTTTTTAACTTATCAGAATCAATTCTATATGTTTTAGTTGGCTGATTATATTTAATAAAAGAGTCATCAGATTGAGCCAATGCTTTCATATTCTCAATCCAATTTTGTTTTGTTTGCTCTATACTATTATATAAATTAGCAGGAGCTGTATAATATTCTCCATCAGCATTATACTGTATAAGAGCATCTGGTTTTTGTTTTGTAAATACTTGTATAAATTGTGTAAACAATCTCCAATCATCTTTTCCAAAGTTACTAGGATTAAAAGATATTGTTCCAGATTTCCAATCTCCACCAAGTCTAGAGAATAAACTAATATAATTTACATCTCCTTTATAAAGCTCTACTAGTTTATCTATAGCTTCAGATGTTTTTGTTGTATTAGAAAGTTTATCTAATAGAGTTGCAAATGTTTTACTAAAGTTTAATAATTTAAAACCACCTATAGAAGATAGTACTTCTTTAGGAAAATCTAAAGAAACTAAATTATCAAAATTGGTTGGTTCTCTTTCTAACATAGTAGCTAGAGTAAATCTAATAGCAAAAGAAGATTTATCAGATATAGAAAAAGGATTAGGAATATAATCATTTTTATTAGCTCCTTCAGAGTTAATATCTACTTTATCTTCTTCATTAAAAGTTATACCAAGAGTTCTAAGATAGTCTTTTGTTTTTTCTTTTAATTCTTGCCATGATTTATCTGATAATACATCTGATAAACCTGAAGCATCATATTCTTCTTTTATTTGAGAAAATAATTCTTCACTTGTTATTCTTTGTGGAGAAAACAATGTACCTTTATCTTTTTCATCAAATAATATACCTGCAGTAAGTCCAACCATATCTTGAACATACTCATGTGTTTGTTGTTCTGTTAAGTTTTCTACTGCTCTATATTCTGGACCTGTAGGAGTAAGTTTATCTGTAACATTTTCTTTAAATCTTCCAGCATCAATTGCTTTAAACAGTTCTTCTTTTAATGATGGTTTAACCACAAAAGATTTGAAGAAGTCCATAATAGATTTAAAGAACTTTCTAATATATTCTCCAAGAGTTCTAGCAGGAAGTTTACCAAGTCTATAATCAGCAAAATCATCAGCTATTCTTTCTTTGACCATATTATCAGTTATAGTTTCATCACTATAACTATATTCTTTTCTAGAAGCTCTATCTGTGAATTTTCCTTTTTTATTTCTAAACTCTTCTAATATATTATTCTTTTCTTCTTCAGATAAAAAGTCTTTCCATATTCCTTCAAATACTTCATGATATTCTGTTCCTCTTAATCCTCCTTTAACAAATTTAGCAACTCCATCTTCAAATACTCCCCATGCTTTTTCTCCATCATGTGTTGTAATTATATTTTCTAATACTTCATAAGGAATACCAGGAACATTTTTAGCATGCCATTCTTTGAATGTTTCTAAATCAGAGTCTGTCATTCTTCCTTCTTCTCCATTTGCTTTTAATCTAGTTCTACTAGCTCTATTTCTTAATGAAGTTTTTGGTTTAGGAGTTTCTTTATTTTCTAAAGCATCTAGTTCTGCATCAATTTTAGATTGATTTTTAATATATCCTTTAACATCCATTAATATTCCAACTACTCCCCAAGGGTTATTTGTACCAGTTTCTACTATTTTTCCATCTTTATAAATACCTGTTCTTTCTTTTTCTGCAAAAAAAGTAATTCTATCACCATTATTAAATTGTAACTCATCATCTAAAAATTCAGTTTTGCCATCTGCTGTTTTACCACCAAAAATAGGAGTGCCTTTTGGTAATACTTTCATTTGAGTAGCTCTTGTAAAAGTATTTCTTCTTTCTATATCAGCTTTTTTAGCTTCTATATCTGTGACAGGATTTTTTTTATTTTCTAAAGTAGTTAGTTCTGTGTCATATCCACCTTTTCTCCAAGCAGCAAAAGATTGTTTATTATTACCTATTTCTGGAGCATCTGTAGTTCTATCTTTAATATATTGTAAAAGCATTATATTCTCATTAGCTAAAAGTTTATACTTATATTGTATAAAATTCATAGCCTGATCAATTGTTATCTCTTTATTTAATATTTTTTGAATAATAGTTTCAATTTCCTTTTCTGCTTTTATTGCATCATTGCCAGATAATACACCATCTTGTTCTGTGCGTATTGGGATAAAACCTTTGTTATCTCCTCTAGTGGCTTCAGCTTCTGCTTCTTTTATATCTTTACCAAGTTGTTGCCATTCAGCCATGTTTTCTTTTGGTACAACTCCATCAGATCCTCTTAAAGAATTTCTTTTATCTTTTAAATCTTGAACATTTTTTTCAAGTAATGCTTGTTTTTCTATATTATCTTTCTTATCTATATCTGTAATAGGTTCTTTTGTTTCTTCTACTGTGGGAGTTTCTTGTTGTTGTTTTTCTAATTCAACTATTTGTGCTGCTATTTTTTGGCTTATAAAGTTTATAACATCTTGTTTACCTACTGTGTCTGTAGAAAGAATTTGTTTTATTACTTCTACAGATTTAGGGTTTTCTAAAACTTTATCTATTGTTTCTGTATTATTAGATTCTTTTACTATTATATCTCCATCTTTAGAAAGAGTAAATAATATAGGACCAGAGCTTACTCCTGTATATGTATTCTCTGTTACTCCATCAGCTATATAATCTCCTATTTTAGAGGCTTCTTCTTTTGGTGTTATGGTTTCTTGTTTAGCTATAGGAGTTTCTACATTAGGGAATTCTAATGTTAATTGTAATGTAGCATATTTACCTGTAAAAGAATATGGTTTTATTTCTGTAGGTTTAGCTATAGAAGTAGTTAGAGGTGTATTATCTGTTGATCTTTTTGAAGAGTCTGGGTTAACAGAAGATAATAAATAAGTTTGGTAATTTTTCCATTCTATTGGTGTAATATTACCTTCTTTATCTGCTGTATATTCTATAAAGGGTTCATTAAAGTTTTGAGTTAATGATTTATTATTTACAGATAAATAAGCTTCTTTTATATCATTAAGGAGTTCTTGTTTATTAGATTCTAATTCAGAAAGAGCATAAGAGTTCTTTCCAATATTAAAAGTCATTTTATTAGTATCTATTCCTATTTGATTAGGGGAGATTGTATCTGATTTAGATTTCCAATAAAATATATTCTCTAAAAAAGAAGAAAGTTTTTTGTTTATAACTACTTTTCCTTTTTCAGAGTTTGTAATAATTTCATCTGCTATAGATTTTATAACATAATAAATAGAGTTAGCTTCTTTATCATTAAACTTTCTATTGTTTAAAAACTCAAGAACATCTTCATTTTTAATAATAGGAACTCCTTTAGGGTATTTTAATAACTCTCCATTATGAGAAATGGTTTCTGTTGTATTAAGAGTTATAAGTCCTTGTGTATTTTCTATTTCTTCTTGAGTTGCTAATATTCCTTCTATATGATTAGATTCTCTTTTTCCTTCTACTGTATTTTTAATACCTCTTCCTTTTGATACTACAAAAGAATAAGGAGCAGTAGGATTTTCTTTTTGAAAATAGTTTTCTCTAAATGCTTTATACCCTGCTTGATTTTTTTCTGCTAGTTCTTGTTGTTGTAATCTAAATCTAGGTTGACCACTCTCTTCATAAAATAAAGAAGTGGTGGGCATAGTTTCTACTACTAGTTCATTTATATCTACAGGTTCTCCAACTTTACCTATTCTCTCTCCTTTAGAGTTAATATAGTATTGTTCTTTTCCTTTTACTTCAATATATAATTGAGCAAGGAATCCTTTATTAACATCATTTACATCTGGAATATCATTTACATCAGAGTCTATTTCTCTTCCATACATAGATTGTATTAATCCATTAAGTTGTAATGTTTCTACAATTTTAGGAGTAATAAGAAGAGCTCTTATATTAAGTTTATTTGGAAGATTTCTAAAATTATTAAATAATACTCTAGCTCTTACAACATGTGGATTTGTAATACTTTCTTCAGCAGGAGATGTAGAGGAGATAAACAATCTATCAGCATCTTTTAACTCTCCTTGAGATTCTATTCCTTCTTTTATAATTTGTTCAGGAGAAATTGTAGGAACTACAGAAGTGTTTAATTCTATTTCTCTTTGTTGAGCATCTAGTGTTTCTTTAAACTTAGCTAATTTTTCTTCTGGAGTTTGTACTTTAGAATATCCTTGTAATCTATCAGGAGGAATATTTAATATATCTCCATTAATATCTTGTATTTTTACTGTACCATCCTCATTAATAGAAATTACTTTTATTTTTTCAAGATTTTTATTTTCTTTATCTAAATCTTCTGCTTCTTTTAATGCTTCTTCTTTAGAGTTTGAATAAGATACTTCTCCGTTTGATGAAGTTATTTTATATCTACTATCTTCTAGTTTTTCAACCTTTGCTTTTTTAATAAAAGAAGAAATATATTCTCTACCTTCTTCTACATTTTCTTTTTCTTTTTGTTTGTTTTTAAATACAGGTGTTTCTGTTTCATTAGAAACAGTTCTTTCATCAATATCATTATTTTCTAATTCTTTTTCTTGTTCAAAAAATCTTTTAAAACCTTTTTCACCAGAAAGAAAAGAAATAAAATCTGCTGTTTTTTGTTTAGCACTAGTAATTTTATTTATATCTGTACCATATTCTAGTAACTGCTTAATATTTCCTATATTAACAGTATCTTTACTTGTAGCATAATTTCTATTTAATTCATAATTAAACAAATCTACTTTACCTGCAAGAGTTGGAGATTTTAACTCTAAATTAATTTTCTCAGAAGCTGTTCTTAAAGATTTAACTTCATCTTTTATAGATTTTTTAGTTTCATAAGAAGAGCTATCATTAATTGTGTTTAATAAACGTAGTGCTTCTTGTTCATATGTTTTTGATAATTCTTTTAATTGGTCTTCATTAGTAAGTTTAGAAAGCATTTCAGAGTTAATCAATGGATTAATTTTCATTAAATCCAAATCTATAGAAGAAAGTCTTTCTTTCCAATTATTTATTTGACTTGTAGAATGTATTAAGTTTAATTTATATTCTTCAAAAGTATCATGTCCTTTATTAATTAAAAAATCATCCTCTGTTTTTGGGTTAATTACAGATTTAAAAGGATTAATAAATGTAGAACTAATACTATCATGCATTTCTTTAATTTGATTAGCATGAGAAATTAAACTATTTACATATTCATTAACTGTAGATTTATTAGATTGTGATAACTCTAAACCAAAAGTTTTTTCAAATTCATCTTTTGGAAGTTCTTTTAACAAATTTAACTGCTCTATTGTAACATCATGCATATTAGAAGGAATTCTAGAATACACAAAATTAAAAAAAGCATCATGTTGTAAATTTTTATATTTAAATACATTCCCAGATTTAGCTGCTTCTTTCATTTCTAAAGCTATACCTAATGAGTTTAATGTATTATCATATTTATTAGCAAGTATACCTGTTAATCCATATCTATTTAAAACATTTATAGACTCATTTATTTCTTTAGAAACTCCTTCTCCTGTTTTTCTATCATAAACATTTTTACCTACATGTCCTAATAAAGCTGTAATAGCACCTGCTATCATATTTTCAGCACCCTCTGTTGTATTAAACTGATCGTGCAATCCTTTTAATGTAGAAGTTGTCACCTCTTTTAAAGTGTTCCAATTTTCTAAATTATTTTTATTATCAGGATTTTTATATTTTCTAGTATAATAATCATAAGTTCCTCTTTCTACAGCATATTGTCCACCCTCTTCAAAAACTCCTTCAGAAAATAATTCAGGAATAACTGGTTTTGCTACATCCCATATTTTACCATAAATAGAAGAGGGTGTCTTTTTTTCAAATTCATTTAAAGAACCTTCTTTAAGTCCTATTTTACCAGATTCTGCTATTTCTCTAGATAAAGAACCTTCTACCCCTTTATTTGCACCTACAATAGATTTAAATAAGTTATCAAATTGTACAGCATTAGAAACAGTAAGCAATGCCATGTTAACACCAAATCTAACATTCATTGCATCTGTAGCATAGTTTTCTATTTTTTGTAAATCTTCACCAATTGGTTCTTCTCCATAATGAGAACTTTTATAAGAGTTTATTAACTCTTCTCTAACTTGTCTATAACCATCTCTAGATTCTGTACCAGATTCTGTTTGTGATGCTCCCCAAGTAACCATTCCATATCTAAGACCTGTAGTTACTTTTTGTGCAGCAGCTAAGTTTGCTAATTTTTGTATCCTATTTAAACTCTCTTCTGATTTTCCAGCAAGTTGAGCTAGTTCTAATATTTTATCTACCTTATTTGTTCCTCCTGCTAATTTATTTAAATATAAGGAAGCTTTTCCTATTTGTTCTGCTATTAATGGAAACTCACCTATACCTCCTGTAACTGCTCCTACAGCTAAATCTGTAACAGCAGAACCAAGTATAGCTCCTCCCATAAATCCTAAATTTTTAATAACAGACTCTCCCCAAAAGTTTGCAGATCCTGGAGCAAAAGGAATTATTCCTAAATAAGGATGTGCTTTTTCTTCTCTAGAAACATAATTAGGAAGAATGTCTTCAAAGTTTTTTACCCAGTTATCTATAGTTCCTTCATAACCATTAGGGTCTCCCGAGAGTTTAGAAACATCTCCATTTTTAATAGCAGAAATAGTGTTAGGAATATCTGTCAAAGATTGAGCAAATGTACCAACTAAATTAACTCCTAGTTTTGCTAAACTATGACCCCATTGAGTCCAAGCAGATTGTTGTAATCCATATATATTTTCAAGGTCTACACCTCTTTCATACATGGGATAACGTTTATTATCTAATAATTCTTTTCTAGAAACGGAACTAAAACTTAAATCATTTGAAGGTGCATTTTCTGATTGTAATCCTAATTCATCTAAATTAACTCCTGTTAATTGTTGTTTAGAATTATCATATAAATCCAACCCACCAAAAGAAGATAAATGTGTGTCTACTTCTGGTAAATTAGGAGTTTCTAAATAAAGATTTGGTTTTGGATTTGATCTATCTACAGATGCACCTAAAATTTCATCATCAAAAATTGGCATAAAGGTTTTATTTATTTTATTTGACTAACTGTTTTTGTTCCTATATTTTGTAAAGCAACTTTTATTCCTGCTTCATTTATCCATTCATTTGTATCTGCATATTTCCAAGAATTACCATCATATCTATAAAGCCTCAAACAATAAGTATCATTAGCAGAGTTTCCATCATTAGATGGATGTCCTATAATATTAATTCTAACATTATCTTGAAATTGTGTATTTCTTAATCCAGGAATATCATTTCCAGAGAAAAAAGCTTTAACTGCTTCTGCTCCTCTATCTGTTCTATTAGTTGGTCCAGAACATTTGTCAGCAGAAGTTCTAATTTTTGTTAAAGCATCATCTAAAATATTCTTTTTAACATAATTAGGAAATGCCTCATTTAACATTGATGCAGGTATTTTAATTACCTGTTGACTGTCTTTTTTATCATTTGTAATATATAATTCTCCAGAACCATCACTATATTTATTTCTTAATGTAAATGTAGTACCTGGTGTAGAAAGTAATTTATTTAAAGTTTCTATATTTCCTTGAGAAGATTTTTGAGTATCAGGTCCTCCTAATTCTAGTTGATTAGACTTTGCTAAACTTAATATTTGTCTAACCATTTCAGTATCATGGTAAGAGGGATCATTTGCAGATGCATTTGGTTTATAAGTCAAACCTCTTTCTTTGTATTGTCTTTCAGGAGATAATTTATTAACTATTTCAGAAGTTTTTTCTTCAATTTTCTTAGAAGCTTCTTTTGCTTTTGGAGCTACCATTGAATAAATTTCATTTGCTCTATTTATAGCTACCTTTGCATTGAGAGAAATTTTTTGACCAAAATAATCATTTACAAATGCTCTTGCTATGCCTTCTTTTGAAGTGCCTTTATATTTATTTATAAAATCATCAAATGGTGATGTTTTACTAAATTTATCAAAAGATTGTGGTACAGGTACAACCCCACCTACAGAAGGTAAAGCTGTACTTATTTGTTTACTTAAACTATTTCCAAATTCGTTTTTCATAGTATAAAGATCTTCTGCAGTAACTAACTCTTTAGTTCCTGATGCATCTAAAACTCCTTTTAATTTTCCTATATATTGTTTTACTTCTTTATTAGCTTGTAAAATTTCTTTATCAGAATTAACAGAGTTTAATATTCCTTTTTGAGTATCAATTCTTCTTTCTAAATCTAATCTATTTCTTAAATATTCTTTTGTGTTTTTATCTGTATTTTTAGATTCTAAAATAGAAGGATTAACTAAAAATTTATTATATAAACCATTATAATACTTATCTATTGCTTTACCTCCTTGATTAATTATTTCTTGAGGTACAACAGAATGTAAATACTTTTCATCTAATTTTTGTTTTTCTCCTGGAGTTATTAATTCTCCATTTTTACTATACTCTCCTTCTAAAGAATTTAAATTTTTATTTATATTATCTAAAGTTAAAGGATTAACTTCTGTTGATATAGCACCAGATACTGTTAATTTTGGTGTTGTATTTTTATTAGGATCTTTTAAATCTAATTCTCTTTCTTTTTGAAAATAAGAAAGTTGAAATTCTTTAGCATCTTGATTTAATTTATCATATTTAAATTGTAGTTCTTTAGACTTATCTATTTCTTGTTGATAAGGATTTTCTTTTAATGTTTTTTTAATATCTTCATAAGCTAAGTCTTTAGATAGATTATCCAAAGTTTGGTGTGTATAAAGTTGAAATTTTAAACTATCTAAATCAGATACACTATTAAGTTGTTCTAATTCTTTATATTTTAATTTTTCTATTTCCCCACTTTTTAAATAATCATTAGCATCTTTTACAGATGCAGATAACCTAGCTATTTCTGATTTGGTTAAATTTTTATTTGTAGCAATTTCTAGAGCCACATCATTTATTTTATTTTGAGTATTTTTAATAGTGGATTCATATTTATTATTAATATCATTAATAAAATCATCTCTTGTTTTATCTTTAAAGTGATAAGCACTACTTATTCTTAATTGTTGAATATCTTTTTCATCTAAAGAATCTTTAAAAGTAGAAAATAATTTAGAAGCTGACTTTCCTTTTGTATTTAACTCAAGCATAGCTTGATCTACAATAGGGTTTCCATTAGCATCTCTTTGTAATTCCATTGAATTTCCTATTCTTTTATAAGGAATATCAATAGTATTATCGTACTCATGTATTTTATCTGCAATATCTCTTAATTTTTTATTGATATCTGTATATTCTACATATTGACCATTAAAAGATGCTTTTAAATTTTTATCATTTGCATAATTATGTACTTGTTGAGAATAAAACCAATCATTATCTGGAGAAGATTTTCCATCTTTCTTTGCTGCTTCCATATCAGCAAATCCTTTTTTTACTTTAGCTGTAGAACTAACAGCATTTAATACATTTTGATCTTTAGCTAATTGATTAGTCATTCCATTAACAGAATTGACTAATTGAAAATCAGAAAAATCTCCTGCTCCCACCCATTTTAAATTATTACCAAGTTCATTAAGTTTAGATTGTAAATATTGTTTATCTACATCTCTATATACATCTAGTCCTGCTACATTGTCTATTGTAGATTGTATTCTTTGAATCCCTTGTTCATATTGTTGTTGTTTAGCCATTCCAACTTTGAGAGCTAAATCATTGTTTATCTCTGGAATGTACTGTGAGAATTGTATTGGGGAATTTTCGGAAAATCCAGCCATTGTAAGTTATTTTAATAGGTTAGCAAATATAACACAAATTGTTATAAGTATAAAGTTTTTAAATGATTGACAATAATTAATGTAATTAGAAAGTTTTAAATGCTTTAACAATATTTCCATTTACATTTTTCTTTTTAATTGTTTTTCCTTCTTGAGATTCTTCTTTTTTCTTTTTCATTCCTTCAACTGTACCATCTTCATTATAATAATATTTAAATCCTTCTGGAGCTTGTTGTTTTTTAGAAGTATTAGAAGCCATTTTTCCAGTTACATCAAAGTCTACATATCTAGGGAGTTTAATAACTCTACCATCAGGACCAAATGTAAAATCTGGATGAAGAGCCATTCCCATGTTATAATCCATATTCTCTCTTTCATTTTGAGCTTCTTTTGCTCCCATAGATTGTAAAGCATATATTTTATCTCTTTCTGTATTAGCATCAGCCATAGATTTAAGTTTAGCTGCTTCAAAGTTATTAGCAACATTTCTAACATTAGCATCATTGAAAGAGTTAATGTTTCTATTATATACTCCTTGATACCCTTGTTGATTAATGTTATATTCTTTACTACTCACTTGCCCTAATATATCAGCCATTTGAGCAGCAATAGCAGCTTGAGCAGCAGGGTTATTTCCTGCCATTTTAGAAGCTTGTCTTCCTTGAGAAAGAATAGCATTTCTTTCTGCATCTGCTGAATACTTATATGGAGTTTCTTGCATAGGATTTATTTTCCCTACAGTAGGAGAATAAGGTTGAGAGTTTAAAGCCATTATTTCTCCTGTTAGTTGTGTAGGAGAAAGCCCTTTATGATAAGCTGGTTGAAACCCTCTTATAAGATTAGTAGCTAAAGATTCCCAAGGGAATTTTTGTTTAACAGGTATTTGCTCTAGCTCTGTATTATCTACTGGTTTTGCTGCAGGGGTAGCAGGTTTATTTTCTGCAGAAGTATTATATATATCATTTATCTTTGCCCAATATTGTTCTGTTCTTGGTCCAAAATAACCTTCCTCATTACTTCCTAATATTTTAGTTGTATTTTCTCCTTTTTCTAATTCTTCTGGAGTTAATCCTAATTTTTTACCTTGATCTGTTATACCTCTATTTTTTCCTTCTTTTTGAATTATACTAACAGCTTCTTTTGGAAAATATTGATGGAATTTTTTTTGAAACTCTTTAACATCATTTCCTTTTCCTTGTGCTTTGGCTTTTATATATTCATTCATTAATTCTTGATATTGTTCTTTAGTTAACTTAGAACCATCAGCACCTCCACCCTCTGCTGCTTTTTTTATTGTTTTACCATTCTTAGCATTTTTAGGAAGTTCTCCTTTAGCTAATGTATGGCTTATCTCTCCATTCTTTGCAAACTTTTCTTGAGAGACTTCTTTTCCTAATAGATTGGAAAGATAGTCTGTTGTTTGGTGTATATGGTCTTGATATGCTGCTAGTTTTTCTTTGTCTTCTGCTAGTGCTTTTAGTTTCATTGTGAGTCCTAAATGTTGTGCTTCTTTTGTTTTATCTGAAAGTGCTCCAAATACTGTATTAGAGTTAGGAGTTGTAGAAACTATTTTTTCTAACTCTTTTGTATATTTTTGTTCTTTAGGAACAATAGTTTTATTAACAATATTTTTTACTTTTTGATTAGCATATTCTTCTGGTAAATCAAATGATTTTAATAAATCTTTATTTGTATTAAGATTACCATATACAACTGCACCATCTTGTGTTACAGAAATAGGTTCTTGTTTTTCTATCTCTACATCTGCTTCTGGAGAATAACCACCATCTTGCATTACAGAAAGACCTATTCCTGTTCTTCCTTGATGGTCTTTTTCAAAATGAGAATTACCATATGCATTATATGTTAATCCTTTTCCTGGAGAGAAAGGATTATAAGAAACTGGTTCTACTTCTCCTCCCCAATGAGTTTGTAGCTCTCCTCCTGTTTGATAAGTTTTTAAACCTGATTCTGATACTGGTGTATATTCTAAATCTTTTAAATGTCCTCCTGATCTATAACTAGGCATATCTTCATGTGCATAATCATAATAGTCTTTAGCTGTATGGTCTCCAAATTTAGTTATTAATTGAGGAGTCCAATCATTAGATACATATCCTCCATCTTTCATATAACTATTATTTTGTTCTTGTATTTGTTTTCCCATAGAGTTTTGAAATATTCTATTTTGTTTTCCTTTTAAACTTCTACTAAGTCTATTAATATCTCCTGCATTACCAAATGCTTGATCTGCTGCCCCTCCTATAAAACCTGTTATTGGTTTTACAAATGTACTAGAACCTGGTACAATAAAATCTGAAAACTGTCCTGCAAACTCTCCAGCTTGATAACCTGCATTATTATTATATGCACTTCCTATAGCTGTATTACCTATATTAGCTAAAGGAGAAGCCACTGAAGAAAATCCTCCCCCATCTTGATAAGTTTTTATATTATCTGTAGAGCCAAAAGGCACATATCCTTGGTCTGAATATATATCATACATAGGACCAAAGTTATTTATTCCATCTTGAGCTATTGGAATATATGCTCCATCTTTTGCTGCTCTTAGTATATCATATCCTGTTCCTTGAGAAGGAAATACAGAGTTAGTAGAAATAACATTATCAAATCTTTCTTTTCTTCTTTTCTTATCTACATCTGTAGATTGACTTAGCATCTCTTGTACTCCTGCTATTCTATCTTGTTGTTGGAGTTTTTTCTTTTGTTGTTTTTCTGAATCAAAAGCATTTACAAGAGAAGGAATTTGATTAATAGCCCCAGCTAACATAGCAGGATTAAAACTGGAAGAAGAGCCAGAACCTATTGGTGTTTCTCCTATAGTTTGTTGATTTTGACTTATAGTAAAATTAGAATCAAAATTATTATTATAAGTGGGTAACCCAGACTCTAAAGTAGGATTATAAATAGGTTCATTAATATTTGCTCCAGGAATAGTTAATAATGCATTATCAGGACCATATTGAGGAGTTTGTAATATATTAGGTATACCTACACCACTCTGAGCTTTTTTAATTAATTTTTTAGCTTCAGGGTGAGCAGAGAAGAATTCTTTTTCTGTTTTATATTTTTTGTAAAAAGCAGCTTCTGATTTAACTCCTGCAATTTTAAGAAATTGATCTTTCATTGTTATAATTTTTTATTGTGAATATTTTTCTAACCATCCTCCTTTTTGTGGAGTGTTGTAATTAGTCCAGTTAGTAAGTTGGTCTAGGTTAACTAATCCTTTTTGTTCTTGTCTTATTCCATTTTGAGCTAAAGGAGTTTCAATAACATTTTTTGTTCCTTTGCCAAATTTAATACTTTTTTGTCCAGGTTTCATTAATTTAGTTTCTCCTGTTTCTTTTGATGTTCCTATTAATGGTTCATATACTCCTTCCATTGTAATAAATGAATTAGGGTTTGATAGGTTTATTTCTACTTGCTTTCCCCAATTATCAGGATTCCAATATCCATTATTATCTTTAATAATACTTCCTTCTTGAGAAATAGATTTAGGTTTCCAATCAAGTCCTTCTTGATAGTATTTCATCTCTCCTCCATTCTGAAATTGTTTTCCTGTATTCTGATAATATTCTGCTTCTCCTTCTATTGAATTAAGATTAGAATATTGCATAGGATCTACAAACTTTTTAAATATTAATTCATTTGGTACTAATGAAAATTGAGGATTAATCTCTTTAAATCTTTGTACATCAATATCAGCTTCTCGTTGTTTTCTATTATGATAATTATTAAACACTTCTTCTGTAGAAGTAATCTCTGGTCTTTTTTTCAATCTTTCTTGAAAAGCATAATCAGGATTATGTACTATATCAAAGTTAGTTCTGTTATTAGCAAATTGCCAAGCATGTCTATTTTCATGTGCTAGCGTTTTATCTTTTTCTTCTTGAGATTGTATATAAGGCATATCATATCCAAAATTAATCTCATTAGTTCTTGGATTATAATTTGTTCTTTTTATAGATTGATCATATTTTAAATTAGCAAGAATAGGGTTATTATACATATCAATACCATTCTGTGCACTGGCTTTTGTTTTCTTTGCATACTTACCATTACTAGGGGCAGGACTATTTGTTCTTGCATATGTAAATCCTACAGCTCCTGGCATAGACATCCCTCCTTGTGCTATAGGTTTGTAAGCTACTGGATAAACATATCCTCCCATTTGATAATGAGGAGTCATTGTTCTTGTGTTATATGGCTCAAGAGCTAAATTTTGTAATGTAGATTCTCCATTAGCAGGATACCACTTATAACTTGTTTCACTTCCTCCTAGATTTTGATTCACTCTATCTGTTACATCATAATATTTAGGAGCAACAAACTTATCTGGAAATATAGGTAAATCAGCTTGTATATTATTGTCAGCATTATATACTACTCCTTCAGGATTTAAATCTTCTATATTATGTATATTTCTTTTTTGTAAAGGAGGTGTAGGATTATTAAAATTAATATTAGGTTTTACTATTACTGGTTGTTCTGGTTTTTTATTTTTATTTAAATAACTTTTAGGAACACCATCCATTCCATATTGTTTAACTCTTTGTATCTTCTCTTTTTCTGTAAGTAAATCAAAAGGTTTATTTGCTATATTGTTATAAGAGCCAAAGTTAACTATATCTGAATTTTTTACAATAGTTTTTGAAGTTTTTGGTAAAATTCTTCTGTCAAATAATTGCATAGGAGCATCAATATTTATAGCTCCATATGCAATTTCTCTTTGAATATATTTATTTTTATCAATATTTTTTCTATAATCATTTTTTGAAATATTAATATCATACCAATTACCTCCTATTATTTTAGAATTGCTATTAAAGTTATTAAAAGCTTTATCATTTTCTTTATGTGTATCTTCAGGTTTAATATTAAAGCTTGATAATCTTGGATAAGATTTATACCCTTGTTTTGTTATATAAAAATCTTCTACTTTTTTACTATTATTATATAAAGCAAGACTGTCTTGTCTTGTAGCTTTTCCTCCATTTTGAAATTGTCCTCCCCAAGCTGGAGATTTCCATTGAGGACCATTAATAGTTCCTTCTCCTACAAATCCTGTAGGAAAACTTACTTGAGAATTATTATAATTTTCTTGATGTTCTTGCATTGTTCCACCATCAGCATGTTGCTCTAACCAACCACCATTTTTTTGTTTAGGAATATCCATATATGTTTCAGCCCCAAGTGCTCCTAATAGTGCTCTATTATAATTTACTCCTGCTATTGTAGAAGGAGCAATTGCATGTGGTAATAAAGTTAATGGAATATAATTACCGCTTCTATTACCTAATGAAGCTATTTTATCTGCTATACTACCTGGATTTGTATTATACATATTTCTTGTATAACCTGCATTCTCAATAAACCCAGGACCTATAGCACTCATAGCATTTATTGTTCCAGAACCATAATTTCCTTCAGAAAAATCATCAGCAGCTTGGTAAGCATCAATACCAGCACCTGCAATATTTCCTATTTCTCCAATTGCTTGAGCATATGGGTGAGGAATAAAATTACCTATTTGCATTAAATCTGTAACTACATCTAGTGGAGTTAATACATTTTTTTTAAATTGTTTTTTTACTTCTTTAGCTTTTCCTTTTTCATCATCATATTTTTTTACAGCTTCAGATCTATTATCTTGAGTTACATAAGTTTGTCTTTTAGCTAAATCTTTTTGTTCATTTTTAAAAGCAATAGATTTAGGATGTTTATTAATTCCAGTAGTATGAAATTTTTTTTCATCTTCTTGCTCTTTTTTTAATTCTTGAAGCTGTAACTCAATTCCTTTTTTTTGTCTAGAGTTTATAGTTTGTGTTCCTTCTTGAACCTGTAAAATATTATCTAGCCATCCTCCATGTTGCATATTAACATCACTCTTTCCACAATTATGACATATATGCATATCTTTCTGACTAGAATCAGATTTATTCCATGTGTGTCCACAACTTTGGCATGTTACTTTTTCTTTCATATTATTTGTAAGAGATTTGAGTTTCTTGGGTGAGGAATTGGCTGACAAGATGAATGTCAGATTTGTCGTCTAAAATGTGTCTGACTCTAGAATCTTTAGCTCTAAGAGGAGATTTTTTAAAACTTCTAGTAGAGTAGTCCATATTACTTTGATTTACTACTTTATCTATAGATAAAGATTCACAAGATGTATTAAATAATGGTACTTGTGCAGATTTATTTAGTGCCCAGAAAGTGTTATACTGGTAAAAATTATCTGATTTAGTAAATGTTATTGTTTTAGAATCTGTGTTATATATAGGGTAGAGATTATAAGCTTGTAGATTATTTAGAGGTTTAGCTACAAGATTAAGAACTCCTGTTGATTGTTGATTATTATATACAATAGCTTTATTAAAATAATCTGTATTTGTCTCCACTTTTGTATTATAATTAAATACTCCATCTGGTATAGAAAGATATTTAAATGCTTTTGTATAGTCTTTTACAGAGTGAAGAATCTCATCTTGATATTGATAAGAAAATGGGTATTCTATAATATAAGGTTCTATTGTACCATAATATTTATTATAGTTTTGTATATCTGTTAAATGTCTCCATAAACATGCTGTTTGAGCTTGTACATATTTAGCTTCTGCATAGTCTGTTATAGTAAAGGATGCTAATGGAAATGTTTTAGATGTTTTACATTTACCTGTAGAGGTAAGAGTAATTGTAGTTACATCTTGATTTACAGAATATCCTTGTCCTAAAATTAATTGTTTTTTAGAAACATTAGTAGCTAAAGTGACATTAGTATTTGTTGTAATGTCAAAAGGTCCTGCTTGAGGACCTGCTTTAGTTAGCTTTATTACAATTTGTTTTGACATTATACTGTTGTTGTGGTAGTAGTGGTTAATGGTATTTCAGAGGAGAAACAAGTAGATATTTGAGATAGAGTATCTGGTATATGAGCTAGTGTTATTCCTTCTACTAATGTATATGGAGAGTTTTTATCTAAACTCCATAGTTTACCTGTATCATCTATAATAAATATTGCACAATTACATTCATATAAATTACTAGGAGTTATAGTGGAAATAGTTATATCATATTCTATTGTTCCTGTTGGGTAATCATATTGAGTTAAATAATATATATTTGTGTTTGTATCTAAGTTTAAGAGAATAAGTTTTTTAGTTCCTGTATATATTAAATTACCAATAGGAACTCTATTCTCTGTTATAGTAAATTTAGGAGTAACTGTAGATGTTGTAGTGTTGATTTCAGAAACCATTATTCCTGTATTATTAACAACTATAATTGTATCATCATCTTTTGCTACTATTCCTGATGTTATTACTACTCCTGAAGGTATAGATATAGATCTATTAAATGTAGCTGAGAATGGTTTAATGTTTATATCCCAAATATTTATTGTAGAAGTTATACTCCATAAATAATTAGAGGTAAATGCTAAAGCTGTAGCACTTGTAAATCCTGGAATAGTAATAGAGTTCATTATTGTATCATTAGTAAAATAATATACATTATTATCTGTAGCAGATATTGCATCACAACAATCTGTTAATACAGGAGCAGAAGTTGTGGTGGTTGTTGTAGTATTACAATCACATGTAGCTTTTTCTACTATAACTCCTCCTTGTATATGTAATACAAATCCATTATAAACTCCTTCTTCTGTAAAATACCAACCATCTTCTACTAATGTGCAATCTGTAGAGTATTGGTCTTTATATATTATACTATTAACATTATAAGAAGCTGCTTGTACAGAGAATCCTTGAGGTACAACTTCTATAGGACCTGCTGCTTTAATTAATGTAGCTGCATTACAAGCTTCTGTAAAGTTTATAAAAGTTGTAGTAAGTACTCCTGATATTTTATATCCTGTATATAGATAGTTAAATATAAGATTAAAAGGTCTTTGGCATATAGTTGTAGTTGGTGTAGGAGGCACTGTCATAATAGCTGTAGCTTCTAAGTTGCAACTTGTTTGTATAACTGTTGCAGTTAAGTTACAATTAGGGTTTAATGTTGTAGTTGTAGTAGTTATTGGAGGTATTATTCTTTGTGTTGTAGATGTAGTGGTTGTAACTTGTTTATTAGTATCTCCAACTAATGCTGTAAAATTACCTTCTATATCTGTACAACAACCATTAAGCCCTGAATAAAAGAAATTATTCTCTGCTATATAAAAATTAGGAATATAACTATGGAAAGAATTCCAAGATTTTGTATTAACTCCATAAGATATAGTCCAAGACTTATTACAAAAAAAGTCTGGATCTGTTAAATAAACTTGTGTTCTAGTTTTTACTTCTATTAAATTATCTTCCATTTTAAGCTATTGTAAAATCACATAGTTCAAACCATGTAGACAAACTATTATTATCTGTATTTACTCCTAATACTTCTCCTTTTATTTTTAATGTAGTGAATGGATTATCACTAGAGAGAGTTATAACTCCACTACCATTATTTGTACTCAATCCATTAGGTAGGTCTAATAAACAAGTTAATGTATTACCAGATATTACAGATTGACAAGCATCACAATTTATTATATTACAAGCTATACCATTTGTAGTGAATGTAAATAACTCTTGATATTCTAAATGTGGGTATGGTGTTCTAGGAAATACACTAGCATCTTGCTCATAGTATACACTATAATTAACTAGCCTTAGTTTAACATTATTTACAGGAACTGCAAAATTTAATGTAAAATCTGCTTGTACATCTCCTGTAGCATTTTTACCCATATATAATGTATTAGGTCTATAAGAAGGTAAACAAGCTGGTGTTACATTAGAACCTGGGTGTAATATAACTAATTTATTAGCATCTGTAGATGTTACATTAATACTTATACCATTAACAGTAAAAGAGTTTGTAGGTAGTGGTATATTATGTACAGTTGTGCAACATTGTGAAGGTGATTGTGTTGTAGAACTAGTTGTTGTAGTTGTAGGAGTTTGTGGTCCTGGTATATATGTTGTTGTTTCTATATAAAATTCATTAGTAGATGGATCATATTTAATGTTTGGATCTAATGGAATATAATCTAATTTAGTTATAATAACTCTATCAAATTTAGAATCATAAACTCCATGTAATCCTATACCAGTAAAATGATTGTCTATAGGCACATTAGGGAACCATCTAAGTATTTCAAAAGCTAAATGGTCAGTAAAGAATCTATTCATTCCTGATCCCATTTGAGATAGGTCTTCTATTTGTGTTCCTCTTACTAAAAATACTTGTCCTCTTTTAGCATCTATTGTTATTTGTCCTTGAGGAATTTTTAATAAAAATTTATTTTGAGAACCTACAAATCCTAAATCTGTTTCTGCAAAATCTACAGGAGGAGTATCTCCAAATATTTTAGTACCTCCTAAATAAGCAGCTTTAGGGTTAGTAGAATTCATTGTTAATAAAACATTATACAATAATGATTTATTTTCAAATCTAGCTAATATTGTTTTGTTCTCTATACCATCTAAAGATGTTAGTTTTCCATTGTTTTGAGGAAAATCAAAAAAAGCTGTTGGAGAATAACTTAACCAATTATTTACTCTTACATCTGCATTTTGATCTTGTGCATCTGAGTATATTGCTCTAAAAGGATAATTAGTGTAACATAGTTTAGACTGCCAGTCTAATGGAAGATGGGAGAAATAATTTTCTTTATTTTGTTTAGAGAAAGTTGGGTTGTAGTGATAGGTGTTATCAAAATTAATAGATACAAAATTTTCTTGTACCCAATCATCAGGAATACCTGTTGTAACATGTGGCCAAAAATCCCCTTCTTTATTATTAAATGCTTGTCTTAAATCTGTATTATAAGAACTCTCACAATAGAAATTAGGAATACCATAAGCAAATAAGTAAAACTTACCATCATAAAATGTACCATAAGTTCCTGCTATACCATCAGCATTAGAGTTTGCTATTGTTGCAGGATCTGATGGACAATCAAAATTATGAGCTTTTATAGATATTAAATTCTTAAAGTTTCCAGAACCTGTCACATAATCAAATAAAATAGATCTAGAAGAATGCCAATACTTAGGATAACCAATATTTCCTAACTCATCATAAAATATTTCTGCATCATCTGCTGCTCCCACTTTATTATCTGTAAAGAAAGGAACTTTTGTTTTAAATGCAAATCTTGATATATATGTATCTCCTCCAAATGCTGTAAACTCTGGTTTGTATGTTGCAGAGTCAAATATTTGTTGTGCTCCTGTATCTATAGTTTGATAAGAGTATATTTGCCCCCATTGATTTGTAATTATATTTTTTAAAGAAGCATAGTAAGAAACTACTGTTATATCTTTTTGTCTCTCTGGTGTTGTACAATAATTTGCATCAGATATTGTATATCTTGATTTATCCTCTATATAGGGAGTTGCTCCATTTTGTAAAGAAGGAGTTTGATTAGGATATAATAGAGCACTTACAGGATTATTGTTTCTAGTTTGTTTTGTTTTTAGATATACAGAAGTTTCTCTTTGATAATTGTTCATAGGATTTGCTTCTCCTACAGACTGTATAGCTGAAACAATATATTGTTTATAATCTAACTCTCTTTGTTTATTTCCACTATTAGTAATATCTGCAGAGTAGTCATAACTAGCTGTAGAGTTAAAAGAATATGCATAATTCTTTCTTGTAATACCATTAATATATATTTGAAGATATGTTTGGTAGGTTGTAAACATAGCTGTCAAACTAAAATCAGAAGTAATTGAAGCTATCTCATAAGAAGATTTTAAAGCTACTTGTTGTGCTTCTTTTGTTATAAGTCTATATTTAGCATTATTTTTAACTTCTACATGATGTCCAAACCCTCCTCCATACATTACATTCTCTAGTTTTAAAACATTTCCTAAAAAAGGTTGTCCAAAAGAAGTTTCTGGAGAATTAAATATTTGTCTATATGGTTTATTAATACTAGAATTAAAAGAATCTATTGGTGTTTCTTTACTACAATCTAATAAACTTCTTCTACCTACTGTAGGATTTAAAAAATCTCCCCCAGGACCCCAATCAGGTGATGTTATACTACTAGAGGTTGTTTTTGTATGATAACTTTCAACAGTGCCTGGGCAAGGGTTAAAATACCCTTCTTGATGATTATTATTAAATCCTCCGCCCACATCTACTCTAATTTCTCTTCCACAACCTTTAAAACCTGGTAAACCTGCAACAAACCATCCTGTTCCACATAAATAATCATTTTTTGGTATATATGTAGTGTTATTATTAGTACTAGGATCTTGCCAGTCTATGTTAAACCCAGAGCAATTAGTTGAATTTACTCTTATAACATCATAATTACCTGGACATACATACATTGTATCAGGATAATTAGAAGTTGGTCTTGTTGGAGAACAAATTTCTCTATATTCATTTAAATGCATAGGAAAACTAGCGGTTATTCTTCCATTCTCTGCACTTGTATAATTATATGTAGGTTCTGTTCCATCTGGATTTAATTTATAACACCATATAATCCAAGGTTTAGATTCTTGTATCCAAGCATTATTATTAGAATCTATAAAAGGATCTACACTTAAATCATTATATGGATAGTTAGGATAATAATAGTCTTGTTCTTGTCTTTTGTATGTTCCTACATTTCTAAGAATACCTTTTGCTACAATAGATTTATTTGTTCCTCTATCTCCTCTTATTAGTTTAAATCCAACTATATCCTCTTTTTGAGATTCTGTTAAGGAAGAAGAATTAATAAGAGATTTTATTTGGTTAGAATCTACTTTTACTCCTAATGGATATACAGCATTATTTTGTGGAGATACAATATATTTACCATTTACTATTTGAGGTGTTGCACTTTCAAATGCAGGACTAACTAGTATATCTGGAAATTTATGATGTCTTATAGGTTGGTTAATTAAATCTCCCCATATATCTACAGTACAAGGATAGGTTTCTTCTGATTCCCAATAAGAAAATTCTCCATATTCAAATGGAGTTGCATTTCCTATAGGAGTTCCTTGAGCTTGTCCTAGTGAATATGCTGTATTATATATTTTCCAATAGGGAGCAGAAGTTCCACTTCCTATATAATCATCATTAGTATTATTAACAATAGACAGGTCATTAGGTTGAGGAAGTCTTCCTGGAATATGAAAACCATCTGTTTGTTTTCCATTTCTTAAAAGAAATACAATTTCAAATGCATACACCTCATCTCTTAAATAACCTTTAAGATTTGTAGCATTAAATTCATTAGCATAATTTTCATCAGCAGGGAGTCTATAAGACTGCCATTGTAAATGTATTTGAGATGCTATTTGTTGATAGTTTATTCTATCTATAGATGTAAGATTATCCCAAATAAGAACATCCTGTACTGCTGTTAAATCTTGTGCTATTTCATAGTAGGGATATTTTTCAGATATATCTCCTAGATTTAATTTTATTGTTGTAACATCCTCTCCTGTATATGTTATTGTTTTAGAAGGAGAAGTTATAGAATATGTACCTACTAAATCTACAGATGTAGAAGCATTAACAGTTTTAATTACTGCTAAATTAAAATATCTAAATTCTGCTGTAGTATCTAAATTATCTATTTTTACCACTACAGATTTTCCAACTTCATAATCAAAATTAAAATCTGTAATATGTGTATCTGCTATAGGGCAAGGATTTGTTACAGAATAAAAAGATGTATATCCATTTCCAGAAACATCTGAGTATTGAATAGCAAATTGTACTGTACCAGCTTTTAAGTTTCCTCCTGATACAACTTCTATAACAGATAACTCTGGAATAGTAAAGTTAGGTTGGAGTTTTATTTTATTACAATCTAGATTACCTACATCATATATAGGATTACATAAAGAAGAATTAGGTTGTAATTTCCAAGGAAGATTCTCAGGAGTGATGTCCATATATCTTCTAGGATTATAACCATCTGTCCAATATATCTCTGTTGCACAATTACTAATTTTATGTACAGCTTTATGTATTGGATGGTTTATATTAAAGTTTAAACACTTAGAAGAAACTAGTGTATGATAGATACAATCATTATTATCCATATATCCAATCTCACTATCTCCTGTAGTAGGATTAGTTATAAAGAATATATGTTTATTTTGTTCTGCTATAAAATGATTACCTATAAGAAAGAATCCATTAGGAAAAGATAAACAAAACTCATTAGATGGTTCATTTTGATAAGAAATAGAGTTATTATCAAAGTTCTCAACAGCTGCATTAAGAGCATAACTCACTTGACCTTTTTTAATTTGGTTAATAGAGTTATCCATATTCATACCATAAGAAGCTACAGTATAATCTATATTACTGTTGCTTTTATCCCCATCTATGATATTTTTAATTTTATTTAACTTATCGTCAGTCATTATTAATTGTTTAAATATTTTAAAAAATATTTATTATCTATATTTTTTCTTAGTTTAGCTGTTAAAAAACTATAATTAATGTTATATTTTTCCGCAGCATCTTTAGCACAATCAAAAATTTCTTGTGTATTTAAATTAATTACTTTTTTAGCACTTTGATGCTTTCCTCTTTTGATTCCAAACATAGGGTGTTTTTCTCCTGTTCTACCATAATTAGGGTTTTTTTCACCAGTAGATCCAAATCTAGGATGAAGTTCTTTTGGTTTTCCTTTCCAAAATCCTATATTACCATAAGCAGGATGGTCTTTACCAAATTTACCAAACATAGGATTATTTTTTCCAGATAAAGCTAAACTTTGTTTTTTTCTAGTCTCTTCAGAAGCTAAACCATTACTCCCAGGAAATCTAACATTTAGCATATTAAAACCTAATTCTTTAAAATATTTCCAATAATAAATTTCTTTATTATTTAATTCTTCTTGTGTTATATCTCTAGTAAAACATTCTAAAATTTCTATTTTATGGTTTTCATAACCATATTTTATTAAAGATCTATATATTTTTATTTGTTCTTCACATTTTAAATTTTTATATTTACTTTTTCTACTAGCCCAATCTCTACTTTGTCCAATATATATTTTATTACTAGGGCTTATTATTTTATATATAACAACTAATTTTTTAGTATCTATATTTTTTGTTTCCATAATATCCATTTTGTAATTCATATTTATTAAACCTATTTAGTTCTTCCACTATTTTATTTTGTTTTTGGTAAACTGTAGATTTTTTTATTTCTATATCTGCAAGGATATATGCTTCATCAGAAAGTTGTTTATAGTATTGTAGTTTTTTCTCTAACTGATTAAATGTTTCATCATTAGTTTGGTTAGTTAGCATTTCAAATAATTTATATTTAATAAATGCTTCTACATATTCTTTTATTCTATAGTTATCAGGGATTAATTGATTCTGTACTTCATCATATTCTGTTACATACATTAATAAATGAACAACTCCACATCTAAAATTAGTTACAAATTTATTATCTCTAATATCAAAAGAATCTAAAGAAGATGCATTAGGAACATAATTATGATTATTATATTCTACAGTACAATGTTGTTTAGCTGATATATTTCCTGGTTTTAATAAAAACTCTCTTCTATATGCTCTAGGAGTAGTGTTATTAGTTTTATATACAGCTTGTATTACTTCAGGTTGACACATTCCATCACATTGTGGATTTGTACATTGAGGATTATTACAAGGTTGCCCTCCTACAGTCATAGGAGAAACTTGTATTATATTAGTAGAAGTTTGTGTATAAAAAGAGTTAGCATCTTGATAAGAAGTTAAAGGAATCTCAGAACACATCCAAGCTTCTCTAACAGCAAAAAAGTTATCAGGAAGTCTAGCTTCAAAATCTTCAACATATAATGTTTCTTGAGATATAACATAAGAAGATCTTCCCAGCTTTCTTAAACACTTGTCTAAGTAAGTAGGTAGCATTAAATCATCTATTGCTCCTGTATCAAAGTAACTTTTAAGTTCCTCTTTTATTATAGAGTAAATAGGTTCAGGAGAAATAAAATTATATTTATAGTAGTATGACATAGTGTTATTCTTTTATATTCCAAGTACTGTATATGTGTTGGTATTTTTCATCAGATTTTAAATATTTTGCTAGTTCTCTTTTAGTAGTTCTAGTAGGTTGAAAAAGCCATAAATCTGAAAATTTAAACATTGCTTTATATCTAAACCATTTCCATCCAAAAAAATATCCTTCAGTATGGTGATTAAAGTTATATATTTTTTTACCTTTTTCTTTAGATTTTTTCCAATCAACAGGGAGATTAATTCTCTCTATCCCATTTGTAACAACAAGTTTTTTTCTTTTTCTTTTAACTATAGAAAATTCTCCAAAACCAAAAGGCATTTTTATTTTCTCTCCTGTTTCTAATATATAGTTTCTAAATTCTAAATTAAAACTATATAATATTTCTTTCCATTCTTTTGATGTTAGAGTAGAAGAAGGGTGTTTCTTTTTAAAGTCTAAATAAGCCTTTCTTCCTGCTGTTCTAAAGTCTATTGGAGATCTTGACATTTTTTATTCTGTTGGTTTTGTATTTGGAGCTTGGCCATCTATACCATCTGAAGTTTGATCAGTCTTTAATCTATAATAAGTGTTAAGGAGTTTTTTAGATGTAATTTCCAATGCTTGATTAATTAAATATCCTGGGAGAGCAAACTCTTTATCTAATGGATTTTTACATATATCATCTAAAGAATACTCTTTACCACAATCACAATCTGGATACATTATCTCATTAGGAACATCTTCTTCAAAAAAAGCAACAAATCTTATAGCTTGTAATTGTGGATTAGAAACATATAAATATCCATTACTAATCCAGTAATATGCTTCTTTTTTTATTATAGGGAGTTTTAAAAGATTTAAATATCTATTAACAGTTATTTCTTTTAGTTTAACTCCTTTACCTCCCAAAGCATTAATAGAGTAAACTCCTTGTATTACATACTGATAATTTCCTTCTGATATTCTAGGGAGTTTATATTTACTTCTAGCAACAGTACAATCATCAACATAATCACAACATTCTGATATAGGCACTTCACACATTTCCAAACAAGGAATAGTAGTAAAGAGTGTATCAGTAGCCCAAAGCTTTCTAAGATTTGTTTCTCTTTTAACTAATAAAAGAGCATTATTTCTTATCTCAGCTAGTATGGCTCTATCTGTTATTAAATTGTCAGAAGATAAAAGCTTGTGTGTACTTCTTACATCTGATACTAATTGTCTACCTGTCATAATAAATTATTTTATATTCTGCTTTCAAACTCTCCTATTTTTCCATATATATTATGGTATATAAGAACAAGTCCTGCTCTAACATTGTTAACAAAGTTATTGTCTAAATGCCATCTATCTGTACCAGATAAGCTAGGCATTTGTTGTATTCTTACTCCTTTTACTTCTTTAGCCATGTAATGATGTTTATCACCTGTATGTACTTCTCTGTATACAGCATTTCCAAACTGAGAAGAAGAATTATTATTAGTAGCAAATAGTAAGGGCAAATCATCTATTTTACAATTACCATGATGGTATCCAATAAATGTATTCCCTAACACTGTATGTTTTGTAACAGAGTGTTGTCTTTGAAAGACAACTTTATTATTATTATTAAAAAATACTTCTAAAGCATGTGCTAAATAAAATGATTTAGTTCTATCATGGTTTCCTTGTACAAGAATAACTTCAAGTTTATTACTTACTGTTTGTAAATAATTAATAGTTGTAACTAATAAATCAAATCCTTCTTCATATTCATTATCATATGATGTAAGAACATCTTGAGGGGTTAAGTTTGTAGTTTGGTTTTGGTAGTTATCTGTATGAAAAAAATCATTTGATATAGGAAAAATTATTTTATTTATTTTATAAGAATTTCTAACCTTTTCTACTAAATCTCTAACTACTCCTAAATATTGATTTTTCTTTTCTTGTATAGTTTCTCCTTCTAGAGTTTTTTTAGCTAAATGAAAATCAGCTATTGAAACCTCTATATCCACTTCTTCTTTTTCCAACTCTCCATATACACTTCTTACAATTAACTCTGCTGGTTTATAGTTTTCTAAAAATTTAGCAAAGTCTTCAGGAGAATAATCTTTTGGTTGTTTTAATGTAGCAAATACAGAAGAAATAAAAGAACCATTAGGTTTTTGTTTTGTCCAATAATTAGAGATTTTATATTTCTTTAAATTTATTTTATGAAGTTTAGCTAGTTCTATATCATCTTTAGGTTCAAAGCTACATTCTGTAGTAGATTTTAATGTACCTTTATCATTATTGATTTCTTTAGTTAATTCTGAAGAAAAAGTAAGTTCTTCTTGACTTAGGTTTTTTCTTTGTTCTTTTAGTTCTTTTCTAAGTGATTCAACTTCTTGTTCTGTAATTCCCAGTTTTTCAGCATAATACTGATTTGATTTTTTGTGGTGTAACAGACTTTGTAATTCTTTTAATAAATCCATATTGATAAAGTTGGTTAAAAAATATTGTAAAGGTAAGGAATTTATTTTTTATAAAACAAATTTTTTTAATTAGAGTTATAATTTATTATAATTAAACGTATTAAAATAAAAAACTCCCCAAGAAAACTTAGGGAGTTAAAATCTACAATTTAAAACCAACAAAAAATTATAGACTATCTTGTAGTAGTTGTTGTAGTTGTAACTACAGCAACATTTATATAATTTGTACATAAAGTACTTTCAGATTGTATTCTTATTGTATTAGTATAGTCTGGTACTAAAGAAGAGGAATATCCTGCTAGTAATGTTGATTTTGATACAGATGTTTCAAATGGAGTTACATATCCATCTAAATCAGAATATAAATTAAATGGTCCAGAATCAGAACCTGCTGCTGTTAATGTTATAAATACTGTCATTAGTTATATACTATTATTTCTAAGTAAAGAGCATTAAATCCTGGAGAATTAGTTCCATCAGGCCTTGTTACAGTGAAGTCTATTGTATTAGCATTTCCATTATGTATAGAAAAGAATTTATTTATAGAAGAAGAAACTGTTACAAATGTTTTAGATGTTGGAAAAGCTCCTGTTAATGTAAAATCAAATGTACCAATTCCTGTAACTGTAGCTACAGGAGTTCCTCCTAAATTATTTTCTAACTCACTTATAGTAGGAGTAGCATTTTCATTTTGATGTAATACTGCTCTATAAATTTTATAATTAGGAGTTAAAGAACATATTTTGGTTTCTATTTTTTGTAATGCTACTGTTAGTGTATCTAAATTATTTATTGTAGAACAAGGAAGATTAGGTCCAATATATTGTATTGTATTAGATGGATAAGTAACACATGTTTGGCATCCACATCCATTTGAATCAGGGTTAGTACAACTTGTATAATAATAAGGCCACATAGTTTTTTTATTTTAAGAAGGTACGTACATGATGTAATAACAACCATAAGAAGGTTGATAATTAGCATGTGCAGAGTTTGTTGTTGAGTTATTAGATATTGTTGTTGCTACTGTAATACCTGTAGTAGAATTACTAGAAGTTGCAGTAACAAGAGGACCATCTGGATGATTATCTGCATTACCACTAGCACTACCATTTGCTGCTGGTTTTGTATATGTATGTGTATGTCCAGGATCTGTAACTGTAGAAGTAGCAGCATGTGTATGTGCTGGTATTTGATTAGAAGTTAATTGTACTGTGTTAGTTCCATAAGCATAATTTAGTGGAATAGTAGGATTACCAGGAACTCCAGGATCTACTGCAGGATTAAATGCTCCTCCATTCATTGCTGTAGAACCTACAAGAGTTCTTCCTCTTAAATCTGGAACAAAAGAATTAGCACCATTACATAAATAAATATCTATCCAATCTCCTGTTCCTGCTCCTGATAAATCAAAATTTGGAGAACCAGGTCCAGATAATGCTCCAAAATAAGGAACAGCTACATAAGGAATCATTTTATTCTTTACTAAATTTGTATTTGGTAAAGAAGCTAAATATGCAGCTATATAACTATTAATATTAGATATAGCTACATATGTTGCAGGAATAGAACTTATTAATGATGATAGTGAAGAATCTACAGAACATAGTTTTGTAATTACAGCTTGTAATATAGCATGTGTTCCAGAGTTTGAAGAAACTCCTGTCAAACACCCTATAGTGTAATTACCATTTAATGTGGTTAGTGTAGAGTTAATAGAATTAACTTGTGTTTGTAAACTACAAGTTGCTTGTATTATAGCAGTTAAAATATCATTTAAATTTAACTCTGGTTTATCTGGAAAATAATTACTAACTAAAGAACATATAAGATTTTCTGGAATTATAGGAATAATACCTGTACTATCTAATGTGGAAGTTAAAAATGTAAATATAGCTGTCTCTACTGTTAATAAGGAATCTCCTGTATTAATTCCTAAAGCTGATATATTTGGACCTGTGTATTTTACACATTGATCAGAGACTGTCTCTGTACAACCATTAAAGCAATTATTGCAACTCATTATTTAAATTTTAAGATTTTAATTCTTGAAGCAATACTATTTATACTAAAATTTCCAGCATAATTAGGATTGCAAGTTTTATATTGTAATATTCTTTTATAGTTTAATAGATCTAAAATAGCTGTAGAAGGAACTGATTTATTTAACATAAATACAATGTTATTGTATAAATCAGAACTCAGCTCTGCTAGTTTACAATCTATCTCTTTTATAAGAGAAGGTATATCCTCACATTGAGGACAATTAGTTAATCTAGGATTTAACATTATTGTCTAGGTTTATTAGCACATGAAGTACATAATCCATTTGATAGCTGACAAGGACAACCATATTGTACTCCACACTCAATACAATTTGCTTTCATTAGTAAAAGTTATTTATATAATTAGTACCTGAACATCCACAATCATTTTTCATAAAATGTGATAACATTTTATCTGCTTGATTGTATAGTTTGTTAGCTTCTACAATAGCACAATTATTAGCTGCTGCTATTGCTCCTTGTATAAAGAAATAAATAGTATTTAAGTCAACTTTAGATTGTGTTTTAATAGCTCTATCACATTCCATCATATCTAGTTTCATAAAAGCTTCATCAAATTTCTCTTGTAATTTATCTACTCTTATAATAGACTTCTCTACAAAGTTTACATATGCAGGAGCTATTGAATATTTAATATGATATACTCCATCAGGAAGAGGTTGTGAAACTCCAGAAGCAGTTATATTTAATGTAGCTGATGTAATTACATTGTAATCATCTACTGTAAATGGAATTACTGCTGTGTTAAATCCAGGAGGAGTTATCTCTAATGTAGGACTAGTTACAATAGGAGGAGTATTAGGATAAGTTGATGTATCAATTATTCCTAATGTTAAAGTATTATAAGTTGGAACTACTAAAAAATCTAAATGTAATGTTGGCATATTATTTTTTATTTAATAAAAAAAGAGGGAGGAATAAAATTCCATCCCTCTAGTTTATTTAAAATTAGTTTATTACTAAGCTGAAGTAGTACTACTTGTTGTAGTGATACAAGCAGCTGAATCATTAGGAATAGTTCCTAAAGCAGCAGCTAAAATAGAACCTACTAGTGATGATTCTGTTGATAAAGATTCTGCAGCTATAATAACTATAGAGTTCATTGGAATATAATCTCCCCAAACATAGTTATCATTTCCATACTCATTAAATTTAATATAATAAGTATCATAAGCAGTACCTGGAGTTACATAGCTTTCAAAGTTTTCATTGTATCCTCCCATTCTATATAAATGTTTCAAATACCCTGCTTGGTAGCTATAAAAGTTTTTCTCTAATTGAGAAATCTCTGCACTAGTTCCTCTAGCATAGTTAGAGGTTTGTGTAATTGCTGCTGTTGCTACAATGTTACAATTATCTGCTACAATAAAGTCTGCTGTAGTAGCTGGACCTGAATATACAAAAGTATCAAATCTTAATTTGTCATACTCTTGTGGAAAAGCAGCAACATCACATGGTTGTCCATAAATTGTTAATGGTTTTCCTTCTATTCTTAGTTTAGCATTAGCATCATTACCAACTCTTGTAAATGTATAGAATTGAGTTAAGTAAATATTGTCTGGGTTTGTACCAGGAGCATGTGCACTTAATTTAGCAATAAAAGCATCAATTAAAGCAGGTACATCTACTGTAGTACAAGGAGAACCACCACAATCACAACAAGGAGCTTTTACTGTTACTGAACGTGTAAATCCATTAAAGTATAATGTATTTAAATAAGAAGAAAATCCTCTTATTGTCAATGTTACAACATCTCCACAATATACATTCCATCCTGATACATCTGTTATTTGATTAACTGGAGTAGGACATCCTGTTACTTTATAGAAATCTGTTACATTTGTTTTACAAGCAGCACCAGAAATACAACCAGCAATCTTATCAGATCTTTTTGATCCTTGTAAATAACGATTAGCTAAAGCTCTACCTTGAGCTACATAAAAATATGGAGAAGCAGCAATATTACCAGCAGTTGCTACAGTATAGTCGCTTTTAAAAAAGCCTACTTTTCCTGGGGTTAAATCTTGTGGAGATCCTGAGTTAGCAATACTAACACTAACAGGCACCACAAAAAGAGAGGTTAATGAGAAATCTGACATTTTATATTTGTTTTAAAGTTTATAATTTTTATTCGTTTGTTTGTATTCTATATGTTGCATTTTGTACAGCAGATTGATTTTCTGTATACATGGCAAGATTTTGTACTGTTAAATCTAAAAGTTCATCTTCTAGATAATTTTTTAATTCACAATCTTGATCCTGAGATGGAGAACCATCAAATCTTACATATCCTGTTTTATCTATTCTTAAAGGGTATCTAAGATAAGATAGATAAAGATATTTTGGTGTAAATGTTCCATCTGTAAATATAGATATATTATCGGATGAAATAAAGTTAAAAGTTTCTTGGTATTCAAAAGATGGTTTATAATTTTCATTGTTTAAACAAAATTGTAAATCACCATGCTTTGCAAGATCTCTATTAATCCATATTTTTCTGTCTTTACATCTTCCTTTATCAGCAGTTATATAACTGTCAATATAGAACATGTATCCTGGACTAATATTAACTAATGTTGCTCCCCATTTATTTAATTGTGAATCTTCTAGTATTAATGGCAATGCATGGTTTTCATAAGGTTCTACAAATTTTTGTAAATCTTCATATCTCTTTTTAAAAGAGTCAAGCCCTAAGCCATTTGCTGTAGCACCATCCAGTTTTTGTTTTATCAACTTTATCTGAGCTTCATTTAGAGCTAAGATTTTATCTTCTAACTGAATTTGTTGGTGCTCATTAGTTGATAGTTTATTTAACCTTTGGTCTATTTTATATAATAAACTATCTACTGAAATCATGTTTTATATTTATGTTGAAGCTATTTTTTTAACTTTTAATTTTTGTTCAAGAGTAATTAAATCTTCTTGGTTATCATCATCCATTAAGAATTTAATTAGTTCTTCTTCATCATGGGCAACTTCATATTCTCCTTCATAAATTTTACCATTAGGTTTAGCTCTATATATAGAATGTGATACAGCTTGTTTTACTAAATCTTTTACATGTAGTAAATCATCTTTCATATCTGCAAATCTATTAAATACCTCTACAGGATTTAATGAAGCATATTTACCAGATTTAAACTCAGTTTGTTTTAATAAATTATCTACTAAGTTATATACTACTTCTTCTTTAGTATCTTCTGTTACAGAGAGTCCTAATACTCTAGCTATTTTCTTTTTCTTGTCAGGAGACATACTATCAAACTTAACAATAGCTTTGTTAATCAATTGTTTCTTTTTAAACACAACTGCATTTTCAATATCTTCATCCACTACATAATATTGTGTATCTGCTGGATATTCTCCTCTTTCCCATGCTTGGTAAGAAGATGCAATTGTTGGGTGTACTCTAAGCCAAGAAAAAGCTATTTCTTGAAAAGGAATAGATAAATCAAAAAAGTTATCTCCATCTAAAAGTTTATATGGTTGAACATGTGTTTCATCTGTTGTAGATGTAGAAAGTCCATAATTCCAAAATTTAGATCTAGGACCTAAATCAATATCTCCTAAAAGTGATTCTAGTTTTTCACGAAGTTTTGTAACTCTTTCAATCTCTAGTTGTCTTTCTGTTGGATCTTGAATTCTCTTAATATAAGAAGCATTAGCATCTAACCCTGTTCTATATTGACCATCAACTTCTTTATAAGGATATTTAATTACTCCTGTACCAGGAATTCTTGTCATACCTTCTCTAGCTAAATTGCTGTCCATTGTTTGCAATTGTGAGCTATTAAATTCTCTTTTGATAGTGGAAATTTTTCCTAATTTTGCCATGATTTAGTTAATTTATTTTTGGTTTATAATTTGCAGAGTGTTCCCATTGAAAGGAATGCAATACAGACATGTAGTCTAATATTCATCACTCTAATTTTGAAAAGAACCCCTCTTAGGTGGGAGAGAGGATTGGGTTCAGAGGGGGAGTCTTTTCAGGAATTGTTTGTTATTTTTATTATTAGAATAATATTATTTCTTTATTAGATTTACTACACGTTTTACATGAGTCATATCCATTTGAGGATTATGTAATTCTCTGTGACAATTAGAACATAAAAGCATACATTTTAAAGCTTCATTTAGAATTTCATCATCGTTTTTATATTTTAGCATTTGAACTTTAATTTCAAAACTTTTTTCATCAGGGTTTATATGATGAAAATCAAAAGCTGCTATATTTTTATCATATCCACATTTTTCACATTTTCCTCCAAATAATTCTATTAATTCTAGTTTCTTTTGGATTCCTTTGATTGTATATAGATTAAGACCATGAATATCTTTAAATGCTTTATTATTTTTAGAAGACTTTTTATATTTAGCAGCATCATGACATTTCTGATCACAAAACTTTTTATCTCTTCTAAAGTTTTTCTTACCTTCTTTTTGCTCAAGTTTTTTATTACAAAACTCGCAGTATTTATCTTCTAAAGAAGTTTCCACTAAAATTGTGGAATCTCTTCTATCAATACTGTTCTAGATAAATCTTCAATGAATACATCACATCTGTCTTTCATCCAGATTTCATATCCAGGGAATTTATTAGCTGAACTCATACCTTGAGATTTAGCAAATCCTAAGTGATGTCTTGTACCATCAATATAACCCCATGTCATTGAAGGAGCACCTTTCATTCTAACTTCTCTAATGTTATTAACCATAGATCCATCAGACATTGGAGACACATCAAATACAAAGAATACAGGAGTTGATTTTTTGTTTTGTCCAAACTCTAAATTAGTTTGTGGTAAATCTAATTCTTTTAAGTGAACTAATTCAACTCTACCTGTTTCTCTTGTAACCATTGCATCAAATGCAAAGTTATAAGTGATGTGTTGTCCTTCTCCTTGCATATATCTGTTTCCAGAATCTGCCATGAAAGTTAAACCAGAGTTTAATGCATCATTTTTTAAAGCTTGTTGGAATACATCAAAACCTGCCTCATTAGTGTACATTTTAACTCGTCTATCTTTAACATCTACTCTTCTATAGAATAAATCTCCAAATACTGAACGAATTAAGTTAGCAGAAAATTCACCTCTATTATATTGTACTAAGTTACCATTGTTTCTCATTCTATGGTAAACACCAGCAGATGTACGTTTTAAGTTTTGTTGAGAACCATTAGTTTTAACTGTAGCTGGTTTAGCCCAGATCATACGTTTAACTTTTAATTCTAACATTGATTTTCTCATCCAGAATTCCACAAATGGCTCCCATTTAACATCATTACGAGTTAAAGGTAATTGGTTTCTTCTTTGTGGAGCATACACTAAAATATCTAGTGGTTTTCCAGAAGCATCAACCATCATTTTATCATCTGCCCATTCAGTGATTTTGTGCTCATAACCATATCCTGAACCTAATGATTCAAACATAGTAATTTGCTCACCTAATCTTGGAAGTCCTAATAAGTCTTGGTCAAACTCTCCAATTGCAGCATCTACTAATTCTAACTCTACTCCTACTTTCAAGAATGGAGAATTTGTTGGTAAATAATCAACAGTTGGATTATCTGTTAGAAGAGTGAATGTATATAAGAATCCCATGTTCCATGGTTGAGGATCTTTAATTACATAAAGTCTTGGACCATATTGTCTAGTTCCTACTGATACAATTGCATTTTTAGAAAACTCATTAGAGTCAATTACTAATGTAAACTCTTGTCCATCAATTCCAATTCTAGAATTATTAAAAGTGGAATTAGGAATATCAATAATTTTAGGGAACTTGTAAGGAACAGCAATTTGCCATTTCCAAGCATCACTATTATTATCAATGTAATAAGGAGTTGACTTATTAATCATGTCTAAAAAGTCATTGCTATACAATGAACTTTGTGTGTACAAGCTGATTATTTTTTTATCATAGTCAGCTGGTTCTGTAGAGTGAAAAGACTCTAAGTGATTTGAGTCAGTTAATTTTCCTACTGCACGCTTATCCATAGAGGCTACTCTTGCGTAGGTAAAACCAGTTAACCCTGGAATAGTTTGAATACTCATTTTGTTATACTTTTTGTTATTATTAAATTAAGATTGTTTATTGTAAAAACCAAGATGTTGGATTTGTTTTATTATTAGAAGTAAAAGATTTATCTTTTGAAGTTTGTCTAGCCACTTCAGAAAATAATGTATCTGTTTTTTTAGTTACTCCTGTTTTTTGTATAGTTGATAATGTTGGGTCTTTTTCTAAAATTTTTAATAAAAGTCCAACTTTAACTTTTAGAGCATGGTTTTCTGGTTTCTTTAAATCTAAAATAGTTCTATCAAAATCAGAAAGAGTTTCTCCTGTTGGAGTTTTCCATTTGTCTACTAAAAGAAAATCTTGCAATTCATTTACAAGTTTAGGATTTAATGGAATACCATCAAATTCTTTTGCTTTAAGTTTATCATTCAATACTTCTTGTACATTTTTAATGTATTGACTTTTAACTTGCATTTTATATTGTAATTCTGCTTCTGCTTTTTGTTCTAAGTCTTGAAGTTTTTCTGCTTCTTTTTTAACTAAAACTTTATGGTGTTTTGTAGCTACAGTTTCAAGGTCTCCATAATTTTGAATTCTTTCTACTTCTGTATCTATGTCTTCAGGATCAAATCCTTGATTAGCTAAAGCTTGTTTTACTACTTTAATTTGATTTGCTTCTTGGGATAAATCCATTTCAGCAAAATTTACTATTTGATTATAAGTATTAAAGTATTCTTTTGGATTAGCTCCTTTTACAAATATGGCATCAAATGCATTTTGATAATCTTCTCCAAATTGTGAAATAAAGTTTTGTACTATTTCAGAAGCTCCTTTTTTCTTTTCTTGATTAAATCTTTCTAAGAATTCTTCAGGAGTTGTAATGTTTATACTTTCTTCATCTTCTTCTTTATTAAATACTCCTAGTTTAAATAGGTCATTTGCTAAAGCAGTAAATTGAGTTCCTTGAGAAGTTTCCTCTTCTTCTGTTGTTTGTGAAACAGGAGTTTGTTTAGTTTCTTCCTCTTCTTCTTCATCATCATTACCTAAAAAATCTTTTAATGCTGCTTGATCTTTTTGTTTATCATCAGCATTCTCTGGTAGAGGAGTAATCTCTTTTCCTTTAGGTTTATCTGTAACAGGAGGAGTTACTTGTTCTGCTTCTTTAATAATAGGAGTGATTTCTTCTGGAGATGTTGTAGAAGTTTCAGGAGCAAATAAATCATTTAATAATTCAGCATTTCCTGCACCATATTCCATAGTATCTTGAATACTAAATCCATTTGAAGGGATTTCAATATTATCAGCCATAATTTAGTTTGTATTAATATTTTGGTTTATTTTCTTTGTAAAATTATATAAGATATATTTAACTACAAAATTTTATTTTGTATTTTAAAAAAGTTTTTGAGATATATATAGCATTAAGTGTTTTTCTTATTAAAGTTTGTTACAACTTTTTAGGTCTTTGTCTTAGTTTTGCTATTTCTAAGTCATTTGCCATCTTCTCTCTTTCTGCTTCTATCTTATCTTGTTCAATAGCAATTTTAGAATCAAATTGTTTATTTTTAGATTGCATATCTGCCATTTTTAATTGATAGTCTTTTGTAGCTTTATCTTGTTCATGTGTTAATTTAGAAAGCTCTAATACATCTGGAACTTGATTACTGTTAACATCTTCAGATTGTACTTTACCATAACCTGTTGCAGATATGATAGCTATCTTCTCTTTAGAATCTCTATCAAGTTGTTTTTGATAATCATCATGTACAAGTTGCTCTTCATGTTGTTGTTGAGCTTGTTGCATTTGTGTTTGGAATTGTTCATTTTGTTGATCAAGCTCTTGTTGTTTTTGTTGCATTTGTTGTTGTTGAAGAGCTTGTTGTTTATCTCTAAGATCTCTAAACACTTTCTTCATTTCTCTCATAGATTTAGTAGAGTATAATTCAATAACATCATATAATGATCCACCATTCTGCATTAAAGGTTGTGCAAGTTGTCTTAGTTCATTAAACATTTGTGTATCCTCTGGTCTATTTGTAGGGAACACTTTTAAATCTCTAAATTTTAAATCTGTACCATTCACTTGTATAAATGCTGATTCTCCTTCTGATGTAATATAAGAAAGAGTAGATTGTGGTTTTTGAGATTCTATATATTGTGAAGCATCAATGATAGCTTGATATAATTGACCCATTGTATAATCATGAGCTACAAATAATGGTTCTGTTTGAGAATAAGATTGTTGTATAGCTGTATTAGTTCCTGTTGCTGTTTCTGATGCAGAAATAGAACCAAGTCTTTGTTTAGACATACCTACTAACTCCCAACATTCATTTTTCATTTGTTGAGCTAAAGTATATCTAGATTGTATCTCTTGTGTTCTTGTCATATCAATATCTCTAAATTGATTAAAAGAACTTGGAGATTTAAGATTTTCAGGGCTATCATCTATAAATACAACTCCTCTATTTCTAGCTTCCATTTCCCACATATCTAATGCATCTTGTGCATCTCCATCTTTAGGAATAGGAATATGTCTAATAGACATAAGTTGTACTTTACCTATTTCTTTTTCAAGTAGTTTATATAATTGATTCATACAAACATTATATATAACTTGAAAAGGTTTCATCATATCTACTAAGCTTCTTGCTTCTGTATTTTTAACCTCATGGGTTAGTCCTATTATAGGGCAATAATTAAATAGATTAAATGGTTTAATGTGATAGATGTCTGGACCAATTTTAATACCTTGATACCATTGATTAACCCAACCCCATTCTAATGATTGTTGTGTTGGTATTGTTCCTGATTTATAATTCTCATCAACAAGTGTAGATTGTTCATTTCCTAATTCATCAAGGTAGATTAGTTTTCCTATTTTCTTTTTAGAAATCCAATAGGTTCTAACCACTACATATTTATAACCAAAAGAAGATACATTAGAAGTTAGTCCTAAGAAGTCTTTAAGTCCATCATTATTCTCTTTCATTTCTGATTCAATAATCATTCTTGTTTGAAGAACTAATGGATCATATGTATCATATGTAACAGAGTCTATACCTGGTGATATATTAGGATTTCCTAAATTAGATTCTCTAACATTAATAAGGCCATAATCTTGTAATGAAGATCTAAGGTGATCTATCTCTTCTTTTGTTAAATCTGGAATTGCTTCTATTATTTCAGAAAGTTCCATTACTTGTACAGTTCCTGCAGCATAAGCTCCTTGTGCTCTTCCTGTAGGATCTGAAATCCATTTTCTATCTGGAGTGGTAAGAAAGAAAGTGTTTTTAGGATTAACTACTTCTATATTAAATCCAACCTTAGAGTTATCTTCATATACATGATAGAACTCTCTTCCTGATATAAGTAAATCTCTAAAAGCATCTTCTCCTTTTTCTTTAAGATTAAAATCTGCTTTATTACAAGTAAGCACTCTATTAGCCCATTTTTCTGCTACAGATGTATAAGAATCTAATTGATCCTTAACTTGCTCCATAGTCATTTTCTGTAAATCTTCATCAGAAAGCTCTTGTCCTTGTATAGATGCTTTTTGTATAATCTTTTCCTTAGCTTGAGCTACAATAAATTGTTGAAGGAGTTCTGTTTTAAATTGTAACTCTTCAGCTTGACTATCTTCATCAAAAGCTTTTACTCTATATGTATCTGGTCTTTTAGAGACTTCTCCTATTAGTTCATTAATAGGAGTTGTTATAATAGAATAATGTTTTACATATTTAGGGAGTCCTACATTCTGTTCTAATATCTCTGTAAAAGATTTTACATCTGGTTCTTGGTAAAAATCTTCTTGATCTAATATACCTTTAACCAAATCATAATTTTTAACAAATGTATCTCTATTCTTTACATATTCAGCATAAGCTTTATTTGCAAAGTAGTCCATTGTATTTTTTATCCAGCTTTCATCCTTCTTTTCTTTCTCTGTTTTAAATTGATCAGGAAAGATATTAAGATAGGCATATCTGATTGTTGCATCCTTAGTATATCTAATTATTGGCATAATTATATTTTGTTATGTAAACAGTTTACGTTTTTTGTTATTGAATATTCCTTTGGAAGGAGTAAATAATGTATTCTTTTTTTGTGAAGAAAACATAGCTGTAACTCTATCATCTTGTTTGCTTCCTATAGATCCATATAAAGGATCCATTTTCATAGCTAGTGCTATTGCTAATTCTGCTGCTACAATACGGTCAAAGTTTCCTTCTTCATTATATTGTATCATTTCTTCTAATAGTACAGGGTCTAATATTTTAGATACTCCTTTTATTTCAGATATAGTTTTTCCTTCTTCATCTGTTTCTTTAAATATAACTCCTTCTGAGTATTTTTTTAAACAACCATGTAAAAAGTCTCTAATCTTTTCAGCAGACCTGTGTATACCAAATTCTCTCCTCACTGTAGTATTTGGAACTATTTCTGTAAGCCATTGTGGTTGTCTTTCTAAATAATGAGAATCTCCTTTTGAAATCATATAATCTATAAAAGATATTTCATCATTCTCACATAGAGTTCTAGCATTATAATATTTAATAAGATAGCGAGCTTGTTCTTCCCATGTTTCTTTTTTATCTGGTCTAGCACAATAAGAAGCTACAAACATATCTTGGTATTTTTCTCCTGATATAGAATGCATACGCTTATATATATAAACAGATCCTAATGAGCTTGAATATGCAGACTTACCTTGTCTATAAGGGTCAACTCCTGCTACATATAATCCATAAGGAGGGTTTGCTATAGGAAACTCATATATAACTACAGGAGCATCTTTTCTATCTGTATTTTTTAATGGAAAATTAGAAATAGGAAGTTTATCTGTAAACTCATGTTTAACTCCTTCTCCATCATCATATAATATAACAGGAGTTCCTGTTTTTTCTTCTGAAAGTAATTTTGATTTTTGTCTTTTAGCAGCTTCTATATCAAAAATGTTTGTATCTTCATTTAAAAATATATCATCCACTTCTTGAGGATAATACATTTTTTCTTTTAAATAAGCAAGTCTATCTCCTGCTTTTCTAAGTCTTTCTAAATTATCTTCTGTTATTTTTGTAGCTAATTCTTCATTAGAAACCATCATTTCTACTTGATATAATGAAGAGTTTTTAGGAGCATTTATATAATCACCAAGAGAAGACTTTTCTTTAGCCTCCATTCTATATTTATGGGAAATAAATAAACCATGAACTTTCTTTTCATCCTTACTGTTATTGTATGTTAGAAAATTAAAGTTATCTACATCAAACATTAATGATTTAGCATCCATAAATTTCTTCATATCTCCACCTGTACCAGTAAGTATAGGAGAGCATCCCCAACCAAAGGGAGTTGTAAATCCAGGAACTGCTGCTTGAAACCCTCTAAGAAAATTACCTTTTCCTATCTCATCAATAATAAGTCTTCTAGGTTTTGTACCTGCAATAGCTTCCTCATTATTTCCTTCATCAAGGTTACGAATTATTATTTGAGAAAAAGGAATTCTCTCTCCTGATTTTGTTTTAATTCCTAATGTAACTTGGTTCTTCCAATTATCTTCTACTCTCTGCCATCTCCAAGCTTTTGGAATAAAGTTTAATCCTTTATCTATTTTATCTGTAATAAGTTTTATATCTGGAGCATTTAATCCTGCTATAATATTCTGTGAGTTTTCATCAAACGTAGCTCCATGAGCTATATAAGAAGCTTCTATAACACTTTTAGCAAACCTTCTTATACCTAATATAACTAAACCTTTTTTCTCTTTGTGAGCTCTATCTATTTCATTTGTAACAAGCCATTCATTATCTCTCAATAAAGGATTGGCATATTTTTGGTTTATTCTTCCATACTCATCTACATAATCTACTTCTGTGTTCCAAAAGTTTAAATGCCACAATAAAAAAGGATTAATATATTGTCCATCCATCATTGCTCCATTAGTACAAAGTTCTTTATGAAAATTAAAGAATTGTTTATACTCTAGGGAGGTTTCATCAGGAATTCTTTTTTGATTAATAAACCAATCCTTATACTCTATATTATGTAATTGCATTATTTTCTATTTTTAAGAAACTCTTCTGCCATACTCCCTAATTGTACATCTCCTCTTATGGCTACAGATTTAGCTTCTTCTTTTTCTCTTAATTTATCTACAACTTCTAATAATTGTAAATACTTAGTAAGAGTATCTTGTACACATTTAATTTGTGCTTCTTTTGTAGCAGTTACTACCCAAGCATATCCTCCTTTAGGCATTTCTTTTTTACCCCATCTATCTTCCACTTTATCTACAGGATTTGCTTCTATATAATCTCTCCATTGTTTTAAAGAGTTTTCTGCAAAATCTAATTCTGCTGATATGTAACTATTTTTTTTTACTGCCATTTTTAGTTAGTTTTAAAAACTTTAACACTTTATATTTAAAGCTAGTTTTATATTTATATTGTCTATAATTATCATATTCAACAATACCAGCCATAATTTTATTATATCTAAGCTGTTCTTCAGAATCTGCAGGAAGTCTATTTGCTAAAGCATATTCTTTATTTTTTTTACGAGTTAATATTTCCTCATATTCTTTAAGTACCTCTAAATAATAAGGACATATAGATTCTTGCATACCTTCTATATGATAACTTCTTATTGTAAAAAGTTGATTTGGATTATTACCTACACCGATTATTCTTTTAGGTTCAATAATTTTTTTACCTTCTTCTGTTGTTTCCATTATGTAGTTAGTTTTATTTTTTTTTTATTCTTCTTCTTCTTCTTCTTCTTCTAAGAGCTTATGAAGATTCATTCCTCCCTCTATTATTTTATCTATATCTTCATCATGCTGAATATCTGAATCTAATTCTGATAAATAGTCTTGTAGATTTTCATAGAAAGCTTTATCTGAAAGATTCTCTATATTATATTCATTAAAGCTTGTAGAGAGGTGTTTTCCTAATGTTATATTAGGATATTGAATATTTAATTTTTTTAATAGAGCTAAACACTCTTTATAATAATTTTTTTTCATATCAAATCGTCTAAATCTTCTTCTGATAATTTAACATCCGAAGGATTTTTAGGAAGAACTTCATCTTCTTCTAAAGCCTCTGGAGAAAGATATTCTGGTCTAATAGAAAGATATATTGTGTCTTGATTTCCTTCAGGATCTATTCTTCCTTTAAAATCTACATAATCATATCCTGCTTCAAATAAAGAATTAAGAATGTCTAACATAGACTCTATAGGAATCATTTTTATTTTTACATTATCCATGGCTATTAAATATTTCGTTGTTTTGTTCTTCTGTTAATTCCTCTTTCCATTTTTCTTTAGGGCAAGAAGAAGAAAGGGATTTTGTTTTTGTTATTAAAGGACATCCACAAGATGTACAATGTTCATCCTTTCTCATTGTATTATGTTTGCTAGAATGAAAAGGACATTCTCTACATATAGAAAGTCTATAATTAGACACCTCTTCTATCTTCTCTTTTAGTTTTTCTGAAGGGAGTAAATGATTTTTCCACCCTTCATATATATGAAATAAATTCATAGTAATTTTGGTTTTAATATTTCTATTTCTTTTTTTACAGAATCTAGTTTTTTATTTAATGTATTTAATTCTTTTTCTTCTGTAACTTCAGGGAGTCTATTATTATAACTCTCTAATATATTTAAATATTTAGCATATAATTTATTTGCTCTAGCTTGAGAAAATTTAAACTTTCCAAATCCAGAAATCTCTACACTATTATACTTAACCATAGCCTCCACTAAACTAGAAAATTGATGAACTATAACTTGATCAATAATATGCTCTGAATATTTATCTGAAGCTATTTTAGAAACCAAAAACTCTCTAACAGATTTATTATTGGGAATCATGTAATAATGTAATTACTAAAGAAACATCTTTTTTAAAATTAAGAGAAAGAAGAGGATTGATTTTTATTTTCCCATCCATCTTAACTAACACCTTAACCTTTTTAAGCTTTGAAATCATATTATTAATAGTGGGAATAGAACTATTATATAAAGAACAAAACTCCTCTTTCAAATGCTTATAAGAAATATTTCCATGTAAAGCTGTATAAGCTACTAATTGTATTTCTCTCTCTGTCATTCCCAAATCATTAATAGTAGATATAATACTAAAATATCTCTCAGCTATTTTAAAATCCTCTTTAAACTTTTGGTTTATCTTCTGAACTAACATGTAATTATTTTTTACAAATGTATAAATAATATTTTATATAACATATATATAAAATAAAAATTATTATATCCCCTAATAATACACCCCACCCACCCTCCAAAATTAGTACATATTTTTTACATAAAAAAATTTTTTTATTTTTATATACTACTTTATACACATAACCCCCTATACAATAATATAATTATAAGACTCCCCCTATACAAATTATTTGGGATTGTTTTTGTTGTGTAGAATTTTATTTTTAAAAATTTTTTATGTAGAAAGGATCTTTGGGGTATGCAACATATACATACCCAACTATGTTATTCTTTTAAAATAACATCCCCTATGTTTATATTTACCATATTCATTATTAATACATTTAATAATTTTAGCTTTTAAAAAATATTTAGAAGCCTCTTGTATAGAAGAATAAACCCTTTCTTCTTTTTTCTTTATATCATAAACTAATACTTTTGATCTTTTTATATTTCTTTTTTCATAAGGAATAATATCTTCTAGATTTTTTTTAATATATTTTTTATAGTTGTAATCTTTCCAAGTTTTTCTTTTTTCTTTAAGAACTCTTTTAGTAAAATTAATATAATCAAAATTTGGATTATAATTTTCTTCTTTTATAATTAACCAACTTTTAAAAGATTTTCTAACTTTTTGTAAATCATTAGTCCAATAAGAGCAATAATCTGATATTTTATTTATAGGACATTTTGTTATAACATGCACTTCTTTATAAGATTTTGTTTGTATTATTTCTTTAGTTATTGAATTAATAACAACGCAACTAATTTCTTTTTTTAATCCCCTTTCTATCCCATTATTAATACTATTATTTTCAACTGTAATAGACCCTGGCAATACTTTATTATACCCATAGTCTTTTTCTAATGTTTTAAAAAACATTATCCATTTAGTCTCTATTTGTTCAAATTCTTTATTTGTTAAAGAATTGTCTAAATATTCTAGCATTGTATATTTAAAATTATCGAAACCATATTTATTAAAAGCACTTTGTAGATGTTGATTTGGGTGTATATTTTTCTTTAAATTAAATCTATGATTTTGCATCCTTCTAATGCAATTTCTAGAATATCCAATATATCTTTTATTATCAATTAAAGATATTATACTATAAACTCCAGGAACTTTTTTATTTGTCATTTTATTTATTTTTTAAATTATTTTACAAATATAAGGGATACTTACCTATTTACAAAATAAAATTTTAAAATTTTAAAATCTTTTAAGTAGAAAAGTACTTAGTCCACAGCTCACCAAGACCCCACACACATTTTGGAGGAGTAGGGTACCTCCCTATGGTTAGCTCTGACAACTAGCAATTGTCATCTTCCCAAAACCCTTTTTAACATTTGGAGTAAATTAAGCTCAATATATTATTAACAATTTAAAAGTAAAAAAGAAAATGAAAACAAAAACTTTAACAAGTGGAAATTTTAGTGCTAATGGTAATTTTAGTGGTTATGATGCACAAGGAGAAAGATGGTTTGTTCACGGTAGAGCAATGGAGGCTTTAGGAATAAAAGCAGACTCTGATTTAAAAGATGTTTTTCCATTGTATGCTATGGTAACTGAAAGAGAGATTCAGAGTAGAGATGAAAATGGGGAGTTATCAGATACTATGGTAGTTCGTAAACAAGCTACTACAGTATTTAGAACCATTGATGAATTGGTTAAAGCTAAAAATGCTGACATTGCTCTAGAGATTGCAATCAAAGCTGATTTAGAAGCTACAGTTAGTAAATCAGGATTGACAGAGGCTTCTGTTAAAGCTCTATTAGAGGCTTCCATCTAATATTAAGGAATAAGGAGAGAGTGATTAAGTTTGCTCTCTCTTTTTTATTCTATATATATGGGTGGGATTTATCCTTAAATCTATAGGGTGGGAAATACTATATCTTTTTATACATATATATATATAGGTATAGAATTTATCTTTTTATACCTATATATTATATACTAATATTTATACCTATATATAGGAGTAAATATGTATATATATATAGGAGAATATTAAATTCTTACAAAATTGAGAATTTATTGTTTATCTGTATAGGTGGAAAAGTATATAAAATTGTATTTTTCAAGAAGTATTCTTACAAAAACTGTTAAAATATTCTTTAGAAATTCTTACAAAATAAATAAATGTATTTATATCTATATATAAGAGTAATCTAATAGCATACAAAAATGTATGCAAAAGATACAAAAATGTATATAGTGAGGTTTTGAGCCTATATAATATAAACATATATATTAAGGAGAATACAAATTAATAGTAATATGGAATATATTCAAATAAATTTATCTAAATTGAGTGTAACTTATTGATTTTGTGGAGATAATGATGGTAGTATAACACACTATTCCTTCTAAATAGCCTTACATCTTTCCTAAATATCCTTAGATTATTCCTCATTAATTATAGCATTATCCTTAACAAACTAACAAACTAACATTTATATATATTATGACTATACCTATTAATGATAATCTATATTCTGGAGATTGTGGATTATGGTATGATGTTATTAAACTAGAGAATAATAAAACAATACATTGTGTATGTCCTTATTCTGAGTGTAAATCTTTTGATGATGCTATAGAGTATTATTTTAAGAATTTTCATAGAGAGAATAGTTTTCCTATTGTTGTAGAGCATCATAAAATATCAAAGAAATCATTAGAAGCACTAGCATTAGCATGTTAAAATAACAACACAATTATTAACTAATTAAAAAATTAACAACATTATGAAAACTATTAAAGTATTAGTAGAAATTAAAGTAGATGAAGAAAATATAACAGAATTATATCCTAATTATAGTATTAATTATGATGATGTTGATACATTTATTGAGTCTATTATTAATGATTTAGAAACTCCTATGGAGGAAGATGGTTTACCAACTGATTATTTAAAAGAGTTTGGTTATTCTGTTAGAGTTTTATCAAGAGAAGATGCTAAACTATTAGATATTGATCTTTTAAATAACAATTAAAATCATAAACATTATGAATCAAGTTACAATAAGTATAACATCTCTATTGATGTATATATTTGGGTTTATTATTATATACTGTCTTGTGTATAAACAATATACAAAAGAAGACTCGGAGTCTTGGAAAAAAGAGAATAAATTAGGTCTTTTTGTATTTTGTGCTCTTGCTTCTTTAGGTATATTAATTATAATTACAGGATTTATAGAGATATTATTAACAACAAAGTTTATATTTACATTATGAAAACAATGTATATTCTTATACCACTTAGTTTTATTATTGCTTTTTTACTTACATTATTATACAAATATATAGATTCTAATTTTTCAGATAAAGGTAGATTGATTATATATTCTAGTATATGTTTTATATTAATTATAGTATTAATAGTTTTAATATCAAAACTTAAAATTAAAAAGTATGACTATAAACTCAATCTAAGAAAAGATTATAGAGTAGAGCTTATAGACTCTGATAATAATATCATACAGACAACAACATTAGATAGTATTCCTTATTATATTAATCAAGATAATAAATAAAACATTATGATAACATTATGTATTCTTCCTAATTTTAGAGGAACAAGAAGAGAACATTGTAAAGCATTATTAATCTGTATAGGATTAGATATGTTATATATTGTTCCATTATTATTAACATAGAGAGAATTATTATTATATTTTCTTTAAATTTGTGACAACAATATTATAGCATTAACTAATTTTTTACAATTATGAACACATTATATATTATTATATTTATTGTATTATTCTTTTGTTTATGGAGAATAATATATTTAGGATTGAGAAAATATCCTATAGCTAATGTTACAACAGATTTAGTTCTCTCTTTCTGTTATACATTAGTAATGTATTTTTTAACAACATTATTAGCATTATTTATTAACTAACATTATTTTAACAAGTCCTAGAACATCAGGATGTAGTACATATATGACTTCAAAATATAAAGGGTTTCTTAGAAAGAATAACTACTTAAAATAATTTAACAATTTAACAATTATGAAATACATATTTATATGGATTGTATATGAGTTTGTAAGGAGTAAAATAATAAAACTAATCTATTATATATTAAATAAAAACTAATTATGAAAAAACCAGAAAAAATAATTATTGTATGTGCTATTGTATATACAATATGTATATTGTCTTATATTAATTATAACTTTTGATATTATGCTAACTATAGAGTATCAAATCATATATTGTAATCTTATAATAGATAGACAATATACAATAAAAGAACACGAGGATATGTTAAATACATATAATACAATATATCCTGGACAATTAAAAACTAAAATAATAAATTTATGTTAGTAATTTATTTTTTGTCTATTTTAATTAGTAGACAGTTGTGTTTGTTGTTAGTGAATGAGCAGAGAGTGAAAGCTCTCTGTTTTATTCCAATAATAAACTTATATTATGTATTAATAATTTATTCTAAACTCTTAATTAAAAAATATGAACAGCAACATTCACAATGTACAAGAAATGGTATTAATTATGTATAATGTATTACCAGAAGAAGCCTCTTTAGAGCAAATATTAGAAGCTACAAGAGCTTTAATTAAAGAAGAGGATGTTATTCCTCATAGAAGAAAAACAATTGATTGGGAGGACTTAATTTAAAAAATAATAATTATGAAAAAAATAAAAATAGCAATAGTAAACTTTTTAACTCCACAACCTGAAATAAAAGAGGATTATGTGGATAAAGTAGTTTATCTATTAAGAAGAGATTTTACAACTACAGAGCAAAATGAAATTGTAATATCTATTACAAAAAAGTTAGCAGATTTAAGAGAACAAGATATGACTAGAATGTCAAAAGAATATGAACTCTTACAAAATGATCATTTAACTCTTAAACAAGCAATATTATGTTAGAATATTGTATAGTTTGTTATCTTGTAGCATTTGGAATTTTACTAAATGAACATGAAGAATTACATCAATGGACAAACAATGACATTATATGTTTTATATTTGCTCCTTTTTGTATTCCTGTTATATTTGGAATGTATTTAAATGATAAAAAGAAATGAGAAAAAGAATCCCAGCTAAAATAGTTGTTGGGCAATTAGTAGGCTCCACAAACCCTGTGCAATTATCTTGTATCAGGGTTTTACACATTGAACATCATTATAATTATACAAATTATAATAGAATAAAAAGATTAGTTAACCATAATAATGACAATTATGAAATTTCAAAATAGAAAAATATGGATAGGAGATAATCCTGATCTATGTAAAAAAGTACAAGAAAAGTTATTTGAATTAGGATGTAAATGGTATAATGGAAAAATAGTAGATTTAAAAGCTGTTGTTTTATTCCTTGATGATACTGGTACTTTAACTTTACATAGTAGTCGTGATAAAGATTACTATGTAGGGCATCCTAATCATGAACTAACACTAGAAGAACTAGGAATAGAAGAAGAAAAAACAGAGTTTGTTGTTGGTAAATGGTACAAGTATAGAGATTGGTATATTAAATATCAAGAAACTAATAACAATGGTATTTTTATATCTTCAGAAAAAATTGATAATGACAAAAGATATTATAAAGCTTTTGGTAAATTTGGAGATGATGATTCAAATAAAATATTATTAACAGATCTTTCAGAAATTCAAGAATATTTACCTTTAGGACATCCTGATTTAATACTTAAAGAAGAAGAAGATTTAACAGGTAGATATATTAAAGCTCTTGTTGATAAACCTGATGGAGGAAGTGTTTTAGAAGGAGAAGTAGGTTTAATTACTAGTGAAGAAGATTATATTTATGTAGACTTTTCATCACAAAATTGTTATGCTATTAGAAAAGAAAACATTGGTTATAGATATGAACTTCTTCCTAAAGATTATTCTCCTGAAGATAGTAGTATACCTGAATATGTAGAGTGTATAACAGATGAATTTATTCTTATAGATTTAGGTAAAATTTATGAAACACAACCCAACTCAACTGATACAAGTTATCTCTTGAAAAAAACAGGTGGAAATTGTTATAGTCCAGAACATTTTAAACCATCTACTAAAGAGGCATATGAACAACAAAATTCTAAATCAGATATGAAAGCTATTCAAAAAGAATGTAAAAGAAGATTTCCTATAGGTTGTAAGTATAAAGTTGTAGGATTTAAATATGAATCCATTTTAATAAATGATCATGTTACATATTCTATCCATGGAGATGAAATATACACTCATAATGGAGGAGGATGTTTGTATTTAAATGGAGAATATGCAGAATTAGTATCTTTACCTAAAATAACAGAATCATATAATCCTTCATTATCTGAAGAAAAAGAAACTAAGAAACCATTAATAGAAAAAGTACGGACTATTAATGTTAAACTACGTACAAAAACTAATATTAACACATTAAAATTAAATTAAAATGTCAGTAAACAAAGCAAAAAGTTTTATTAAAGAATTTGTAAGCATTATTAAAGGTGATGAAGCTGAAGCAACAGCACAAAAAACATTAAGACAAGCTGATTCAGCTTTTAAAACTCAAATTGCATCTCTTACAGGAGATACAATATCTCATGAAGATAGAGTGGAAGAAGCTAAAGAAGCTTTAAGGCTTGCTAGATTGAATAATGGTAAACTTATTCAAGATAGAACAACGTACATTGAGAATCTATTAGAGGCTCAAAACTCCTTAAATGAAGCTGAAGAATCTTTAGCTAATCATAATGCTACATTAGAATTCTTAAAACAACAAGCTTCTTTATTAGAAGACTAATAAAAAACCAAATTTTATTATAAAGCTCTGGTATTAATTTATCAGAGCTTTTTTATTTAACAACAAATACAATAGAAAAAAAAATGAAAACATTAGAATTAGAACCAACAGCATTTGTTTTGTTTAAGCAAAGAGCTCATGAATTTAGAATCTCCTTTATGTGTGCTCTCCAAAAAGGAATATATAAAATAGAAGCACAAAAAGAAGATTTAGAAAAATTAGGTTATGTTGATTAATTAGTTTGAAATTAGCTCTCTTTATTCATATATTTGAGAGCTAATTTTTTTAAAATTATATTATTATGAAAATAACAAACGAAGAAAAAGATATACTATTATCAGCTCTTTCAAAACTTGAAGAGTATTATGATGAAAAAGAAAAAATACTTAAAGAATTATAAAAATTTAAAAAATATGAGTTATATAGTAGTAGATGTAGAATCAGATGGTCCTTTATTAGGAGTAAATTCAATGGTATGTTTTGGTGCAGTATTAATAGATAAAGAAGGTAAATTAGAAAAAACTTTTTATGGACAAATAAAACCAATAAGTAAAGAATATAATCCAGAAGCATTATCTATTAGTGGTTTTACAAGAAAAGAGCATGAAAATTTTGAAGAACCTGAACAAGTTATGACAAGATTTGCAGATTGGTTAGAAAATAATTCAGAAAATAGTCCTGTTTTATTATCTGATAATAATGGTTATGATGCAAGTTGGATTAACTATTACTTTTTAAGATTTTATGGTAAAAATCCTTTTGGATGGTCATCTAGAAGAATAGGAGATATGTTTTGTGGATTTTTTAATAATGGAAAATATTCTTGGAAAAAACACAGGAAAACTTCTCACACACATCATCCAGTTGATGATGCAAAAGGAAATGCAGAGGCATTGCTTTATTTGATTAATCAAGGATATAAACTAAAATTATAATGAAAAATAAAGAAACACTTGAAGAAACTGCTGAAAAACAGGCACAATTATCTTATTATGGAGATGAAGTAAATGCTTTTGTTAGGGGTAGCGTATTTGGTGCTAAATGGCAAAAAGAACAGTACACAATAGAAGAACAGCACGTTGGACATACTATTGATGAACTTAGTAAAGAATATATTAAAGGATTTAATGAAGGTTCAGCTTGGCAACAAGAAAGAAGTTATAGTGAGGAAGAAGTAAGTGAATTGGTTTATAATATCATTGGACAATATGCTAATCAAGTTAACATTATGATTGATGGAGATATAATTAATAGGTTATTTGAACAATTTAAAAAATAAGTTATGAAAACAGCAATAGAACATTTAGTAGAGCAGTTGAAAGAGCAAATTCACAAATCTTTAAATAATGAATTAGGAACTCAAAGAACAGGAGATTATAGAATTGGATTAACTAAAGCTATTGAATTAGCTGAACAAGCCAAACAACTAGAGAAAGAGCAGGCAGATAATTTTGCTATTGAGTTTGCAGAGTGGTGTACTATAAATTATCCTAATCAAAGAAAGTTTTTATTAAAGCAAGGAAATTTAAAAGGTTTTTATACAACAAAAGAACTATTAGAAATCTATAAAAAAGAAAAAGAATTATGAAAAAATACAAACACAAAAAACTAGGATGGGTTGCAGAATTTGACACAGATAATTTTTATACAACTGAAGATTATTATATCCCCAAAGAACTAATCGAAAATTCAGAAGATTGGAAAGAAATTAAAGAACCTATTTTAACCACAGAAGATGGAGTAGAATTTTTTGAGGGGGATCTAGTAATTCCTGTTGAAATAACTGCTTTTAAAATAATGGTAAATTATATTGTTGATGTAAATATTTTTAAAAATCTACCTAATAAGTATTATAAATTTTTCGCTAAAATAGAAAACGCAGAAGAATATGTACTAATGAATCAGAAGTTGTTGAGTTTGCAGGATTTGATTGATGTAACAGAATTTAAAGATTTTAAAGATTATATAGGGTTTTATATGTATAAACAAAAAGCAATTAAAAATAAAGAGATATGAAAACACTAAACAAAACAATGATGCAATATGTGTTGGAAGTAGAAAAGACGAAATATTTAAAAATGATGGATAAGTTAATTAAAATTAATGATTATGCAAAGTTTATATCTCAACCTCCAACAATAGAAATGTTTATTGGAGATAATAAGATTTTTGAAGGGTTTTTAGCTGATGAAGAAGAAACTTGTATCTTTTTAGTAAGTGCAGATTTAGATTTAGTTTATAATAGACCAACAAAAAAATTCTACACTTATTCAGATATGCCAATCAATACCCTAGAAGATTTAATACCTTATAATTTAAAATTAAATAAAGAGATATGAAAACAGCAACAATTGAAATTGTAAAAGCTATGTTATGACAGAATCTCAAATCTTAGAGAAAAGAATATGGAATATATTTAATATGGAGGATATAAAAAAGTCTGATGTTAAGGAGGCAAATAGTTTAATTAAGAATTGGAAGTTTTTAAATAATCGGGAAGAGGATGATATTTATCCTTTAATAAATGATGTATTAGATAATGAAATAAAATAATAATGTATAAATATGAAGCAGAGCTCTGTTTTAGGAGTTATATTCCTGATAAATTAGAAAAAGGAATGTTATTTATGGAAATGTTATGGAATCAAGAAAAGAGTTTTTTTAAATTAGAATCTATTCCAGAAGACAAAGAAGAGTTTATGTCTAAATATGGAACTCCTATAGAGCTTTTTATAGCAGATGAAGAAGGAGAAATTCTTGCTACTCCTAATGAAATAGGATGGATGGAGATTGAAGAAGAAATAAGGGAGATAACAGTTGAAGATTTAAACTATATAGTTAATGTATGTTTAGGATGGATTGAAATAGAAATATATGAAGAATTTTTTGATGAAGATGAATCTATTATTCCTAATTATATAGAAGAAAAAGTTATAATTAGTTTTTTAGAAGGAGAAGAATAATTATATTTGTTACATAAAAATAAAAACTAATGAATTACATTATAACAAAAAACATTAAGCACTATCAAAAGATAGGAGAATATAATTATTGTAAATTAGAAGATATGATTCTTCCTGATTTATTAGCAGTGGATAGTGAAACCACAGGTATTCAATCTAGACATAATGATATGTTTTGTTTACAAATTGGAACAGGGGAGAATAATTATATAATTGACTTTTATACTAGTGAAGATGCTTATACATTTAAAGATGTTATTCCTTATTTAGAGAATAAAGAATTAATATTTCATAATGGAACATTTGATTTACAATTCTTTTATAAGCATGGATTTTATCCTGAAAGAGTTAGAGATACAATGATTGCTTCTAAAATTCTTTATAATGGAGATATAGAGAATTTAAAAAATGATTTTGGAACAGTTATGCAAAGAGAGCTTAATGTATATTTAGACAAATATGAACAGAAGAATATACATATAGTTAAACTTTCTCAAGCTAGTACAATAGAGTACTCTTTTAATGATGTAGATAGGCTTATAGAGTTACATGAAGTGTTGTGTAATAAAATTGATTCTGGAGGTTATAGAGAAACATATGATTTACATTGTAGATATATTAGAGCTCTTGCTTATATGGAGAGTTGTGGTCTTCCTATTAGTTCTAAATTATGGAAAGATAAGATGGATGAAGATTTAATTAATGCTACTAAATGGAGGAAAAAAATAGAAGAATATATATATGACAATATTCTAAAATTTGCTGATCAACAATTAGATATGTTTGATACAGAAAAAAGAATATTAGTTAATATAACTTCTCCTATACAAATGGTTAAAGTGTTTAAAGAATTAGGAATTAATACTTGGGATAAAAAAGAAGAAAAAGATAGTATTAATGAGTCTATTATATCTAAATCTAAACATGAGTTTGTAAAACTATGGCTTGATTTTCAAGAAGCAAACCACAGAATAAGTACATTTGGTCAATCTATATATGAAAAAATAGAGAAAGAACGTATATATACTAATTTTAATCCTATGGTAGATACAGCTAGACTCTCTACTAGAAAAGGATGTATTAATTTTTTAAACTTTCCTTCAGATTCTATTACTAGAAAATGTTTTATTGCTAATAAAGGAAATGTAATGGTTGTATGTGACTATTCAGGACAAGAAAATTTTGTTGCTGCTGATTTATCTGGAGATGCTGCTATGACAGCTTCTGTTGTTAATGGAGATGATTTACATTGTGCTTTTGCTAGAGTTTTATATCCAGAGTTAAAAGATTTAAGTGATGAAGAAATAATTAAAAACCATAAAGCAAAAAGACAAGCAGCTAAAAGTCCTAGATTTGCATTTGCTTATGGTGGTAGTGCATATACTATTCACTTAAATGAAGGAATTCCATTAGAAGAAGCTTATAAAATAGAAAACTCTTTTAAAGAATTACATGAAGGATTGTATACATGGGGAAATAAAGTATTTGAATTAGCTATTAAAAAAGGATATATAGAATCTGCTGATGGTTGGAAATTAAAACTCCCTAAGTTTGATAAGTTTGTAGAATATAAAGCTAAAGTGGAAGAACTCTCTAAAGAAGATTGGCAAATATATAAACAAGGAAAATTAGATTATAAAAAGAAAATCAGTGAAAAAGAAAAAGGAGTAGAATATAACTATGAGTATCCTAAATCTGTAAAATTTTATAAATCTAAAAAAGATATAGTTTCTACATTCTTTAAACTTAAATCAGAGTATCAAAGATTAGCACTCAACAACCCTGTGCAAAGCAGGAGTGCCCACCAATTAAAGCTAGCCACAACTATACTTTTTGATTGGATTTTGGCTAGTAATAATATTAATAAAATTAAAATCGTTAACACTGTACATGATGAAATAATTGTAGAATGTCCTGAAGAGTTAGCAGAAATAGCCAAAGAACAAGTTGAAAAAGCTATGTTAGAAGGAGGAAATTATTATTTAACTAATTTAAAAATCAAAGCAGACGCTAGTATAGGAAATAGCTGGGGATCTGCAAAAAACTAATAAATATATGAAAGCAAAATTAATATTTGATTTTTCAAAACCAGGAGATGATTTAATTTATAGAAGAACTAATAAAGCACTTGATTTATCATTAGCTATATTTGATATTCTTCAAATTAGAAGAGAATTAACTAAAGAATGGGAATCTAAAGAAGAATTAAATAATGAATATATAAATGGAGTTAATAGATTTTCAGAAGAAATAAAAAATATATTAGAGGCATATAATATAAATATAGATGATTTAATAGAATGAATTATAAAGAAGGAAATAAAACTCTAATTATATCTTTTATAATTAGTATAATAGTAATATGTATTATATATGGACATTTTAATTGATTGGGAGTATGAATATAATAAAGATTATATTTATGCTTTAGAAAGACAAAAAGATATTGAAAACTCTTGGAGAGAATTTGAAGAAAGACAACCAGCTAAAATAATTATAAATGAAATTAAACCTAGAAGTAGAACATTTTATAGAGCTACAAAAAAAATCTTACAGCTTAGATCACATCTTTTTACTAAAACTAATTCAAGAACAATTAGACATAACACAAATATGTTTAGATAGTGTTAAGATAAATACTCTATATAGTTCTCTTATTAGAAAAGGATTAATAAGTGAGGATAATAAACTAACTTTACTGGGAGAAGAAATGTTAGAGTTTATAAATACAGAAGGAGAGAATATTAAACTCAATAAAAAAGTTGTTAATGTAAATGATTTTGATTTGTGGTGGGAAACATTTCCTTCTAATAATGGATTTGATGTATTTAAAGCTACTAGAACTTTTAAAGTGAAGAAAGATGATTGTAAAACTCTTTTTAATAAATATGTAAATGAAAAGAAATATACAGCTAAAGAGATTATAGATGCTACTAAGTATGATGTAGAAATAAGAAAAGAAAACTCTATAAAGAAAAGAGAAAATCAATTAACATTTTTACAAAACTCTCACACTTATTTATATCAAGAATCATTTCAAGGATTTATAGGACTAGAGATAAAAGAAAACAAAAAAGAAGATTATGATGGAATCAACGTTTGATAAACTCAATCAAGATATATTAGATGGAATAGCAGGAAAAAACGAAGGAATACCAATAGGACTTCCTAAACTAGGTAGATATATGAATATTAGAAAAAATATTCTAACTCTTATATTCTCTACTACTGGTGCAGGTAAATCAGCTATGGTGGATACTATTATTCTTAATGCTTGTGATTATCATATGAGTTATAGTTCTAAACTTAAACCAGATTTTCAGTTATTTTCTATGGAGAGAGCTTCTAAAATTAGAATAGCTAAATGGTTATGTTTTATTATATTTAATAAAGAAGGGGAAGAAATTCAGTTAGCTAAAATGATGGGATGGTGGGATGAAAAACTCTCTAAATCTGAACACTCTCTTATACTTAAATATAAAGACTATATTGATTGTTTATTAAATGATTATGTTTCTATACATGAAGGAGCTAAAACTCCAAATGAAGTATTTAAAGCGATGAAAGATCACTTTGAAAATAAAGGAGTGTATGATACAAAAATAATAATAGACCCTAAAACAGGGAAAGAGAGAAAAACAAAAATTTATATTCCTAATAATGAAAAAGAAATAGTTATTCCAATATTTGACCATGGTAATCTAACTAAAACAACACAAGCTCTTCCTTCTAAAAAAGCAGCTATAGACAAACTAGTAGAAATGGTTCAAGAAATGAGGGATTTAGAATCTTGTGCTCCTATATGGATAAGTCAAGTTAATAGATCTATTTCTGGAGTTTCTAGACAAAAAGATGGAGAGCATGAATTAACACTAGAAGATGTTAAAGAATCAGGTGATATAGTAGATGCTTGTGATATTGCTCTAAGTATATTTGATCCTCTTAAATATAAACAAAGCTCTAAAACAGGATATGAACCTATAGACTTTGTAGATAAATCTAATGGTAATAATTACTTTAGGAGTGCTCAAATACTTAAATCAAGTTATGGAGCAGACTCAATTAGAATTCCTTTAGCTTTCAATGGTTTTGCAGGACAATTTAAAGAATTGCCTAAAAGAAATGATATGTCTGAAAAAGAATATAAAGAATTAATAGATGATGTACTAACAAAAAAATACTTTTTAAAATGAAAAATAAAATTCAAGAAATTAACGATTACTTTGTAAATAAAATTATAACAAAAGATTATGAAATTGTAAAAACA